CGTCACCGGGTAAGCTCTGGCAGTGTTTTGCGTTCTTGGACTAAGCAGGATAAGTCGCCGGGTAGCGATTGCCCGGAGATGCCAGTTCGAGCCTGACAGAACGCTTCTGTTTTTATACCGCCCTATAACATAACAAGGAAAGGCACAAACATGAAAAAGCTGTTTATGCTCGCTGCCGCGGTCGCTCTGCTGACTGTCTCCGCCTGCAAAAAGGCCGAGAAGGCTGAAGAGCCCGCCGCCACCCAGGAAGTCACTGAACAGGCTGCCGCTGTTGTCGAAAACGCGACCGAAGCTGCTCCTGCTGTCGAGGCTCCTGTGGAAGCTGTCAAGGCTGAATAAGCCTGCAATCAAGTCCTCCGAGATGCAGTTCAAATCTGTCATGGCGCTTAGCGGCGTCGTAGCTCAACCAGGCAGAGCACGGAGGTATCTCTTTTGGAGACATCGAAATTGCTTGTTGGGATGTGTTTGTTTTGGGATGAAGTTCAACACATACTACAATAATAGATGTCTCCTTTCATCTTCCTAAGCCCGGTCATACTGGCAGCCTTACCCAGGGCTGTTAATCGCGTAGACATAGCGAACAGCCTGGCTCTGTTATAAATCACAGCCGCTCCCAGGAGCTAGACGGACCTCCCCCGTGACGCTGTCGATGCAACCAGGTAGGGCTTAGGGGGCCGCTTCCTCTTTATGGGACTACTATAGAGAGGAAGCTTTTGTTTATCGCGCACGGCTAGCATAAAGGTTAGTGCAGTGGATTTGTAACCCGCCGATGAGGTTTCAATTACCTCGCCGTGCTCCATCAGAGCATAGTGTAGTAGCAACATACATGGTTTGGGTCCATGTGTCTCCGGCGCACATCCGGATGCTCTGACCACTTTACCACATCCTCTATTACATGGAGGTTGCTATATGAAAATTATTCTTACTGTTATTCTCTCGCTGCTGGCTGTTATCGTATCAGGCCTTGACATCAAGGACTTTGTGGAAGACCTGCGCACGCCGTATAAACTGAACTACGGCATTGCTTATCAGCCAACAACCAAGATCAACGACTTCAGTACGCCTGTGGCTGAATACGCAAAAACGTCAGGGCTCGATGCTGTTAACTACAGCGTGCCAACTGAAGCAATCAGCCGGTTCTCTGACTGGTACCATCTCGACTTCCCCAATGAACCTTTTGATGGCCGCATCGAGCCGCTTGTAATGGGTGAACCGTTGCCTTCACCGGGGCTTACTCTGGCACTGGCGCTTGGAACAGCGGGCATCATTCTATATAACCGAAAACGCAAACTTGCCTGAGGACTGTGGAAACAATCAAAAACCCGATCAACCTGTTCTGGCTGTGCATGCTGGGACACCTCATCTCAGACTTCTATCTGCAGGGCATCCTGTGCGACCTGAAGCAAAAGGAGTGGTGGGAGGAGCAGCTGAAGAAACTGATCTATAAAACGAACAACACAGAGGTTCAGCACAAGCTGTTCACCAAGTACAAGCATGACTATATAGCGGGTCTCCTATGCCATGCGCTGATGTGGTCACTTGTCACATTTCTGCCGCTGATGCTGGTATGCGGCGCAAGGCTGTTCTCCTGTGTTGTGGAAGGCAACTTCGTGCTGCACGCTGTGGTTGACAATATGAAAGCGAACACGCATAGCATCAATCTGGTTCAGGACCAGCTGATTCATTTGCTGCAGGTCGAAGCCACGGTGGTGCTTGTTTGTTATACACCCCCATTGCTTATGGCTTTGGGTACGCTGTGAAAACAGCAGTTACAGGCCGAGTAGGGACGTGGCCACAACTCCCCGAAAGGTACCCTCCTACGCCTCTGCTTGCAAGCGCAACTCGGGGGGATTTCGTTGCCGGGATACGCACACCGGCTAAGCTAGGCAGCTGGCTGAATAAAGCTGTCAAGGGCTACCGCTGCGGACGTGGCAGAGGAGGTTCATGAGCCCATGCTCCAGGTCTGACCTGCCTGGAGCTTCTTTTGTTATTACGAGTCTGACAGCGGTTGGCGATACGCTAACCTGGATGTCCTGTGGGTGGCATAATAAAAAGAAGCCCTTTGAACCATCAGCTAAAGTCAGGACTTAGTCCGGAACTAGCCGACGGGCATCCTGCCCTGTCGGATTTATCCGGACTCGTTGTCCGACAATAGCGGATGTTTCTGTGGTGCATCCCACGGACACGAATCATATGTCTCCGCTCCCAGCAGGTGGTTTCGGCAAAGCCTGCACCACCGACTGGACGCTACGCATTATGATTTCGACTTAGAGACTCGTTCTCTGCAGCTTTGAAGTAGCAGCTGATCCGGCTGCCTGGAATCGATGTAAACGCATAAAGAAACAATGTGCGTTAGCTCACGATCGGACCCCCGATCGTTTCGTTTCATCACTTCAGCTGTCCCTGGCTGCACCAGGACAGCTTCCGCTCTGTACTGACATTAGAAAGCTGCATAATACCCGTTTGAATTCTGCATGTGATCCACATGCATGAGAGTGCGCGTGGTCATATTGGAAAACAATACACCAACGCACGAGCTGCCGGCCATCGCTACTTGAGAGGACTCGACATGAGGCAGGCCAACACCGTACTGCAGTACGGTGCAGCCACGCCTCAGCGTCGAAGTCCCTCTCAAACCGCTAACAGCCGGCAGCTCGCCACTACCGAGCCGATCGGCACGGATGGCACATTAGAAACGGGACTTTCACGGTTGACTTCGGCAGTCGTTCCGGCTGCCTGAACAAGTAGTCTGATACGATAAAGGCTACATCAGCTCGCAGACAGTCGTCTGGCTTCCTGGCGAACCTACCATGAAGCCAGATGACCTCCTCGCTGTCGTTCAGACCACGTCTGGTATCACTTATGTAAGAACCGTGACTTATTAGCAAAGCGTTTGAAGTGGCGGCTGCTACAGCCGCCTGGAAAGCATGTTACGTTATATAAAAACCAGCATGCAACCTTAACAAGGCTTCACCAGTGGAACCAGTCAGATGTGCGACAACGTCATAATTCCTCCAGCTTACAACGGGAATCAAGTACCCGTTTCCAGCTGGATAAATTCTGACTCCGTCCCACATGACTTCTGGCTTGCCTGTTAGAACATGATCGAGAAACGCTTTTGACAGTTTGACTTGGCGGTCGCTTCGGCTGCCTGGACATTGTGGTGTTGAACAAAGAAGCAAAAATGCAACCGGGTGTTACCCGGTTTTCCTTGCATCTAAGTGACACGGCCGCTACAATTGCTTACACACCTTCCGCAGGTATCAGCGGGCTCTAAAGCGCCCGCTTCACCTTCTCCAGGTGTGACCGCAAGTAGCTGTGACGCATAGCTGCCTGCATCTTTAGAAACTGTCAGCGGGCGCCGTAACTGGCGCCCGCGTTCTTTTGATCTTAAGGCTGGCTCTGTCAGCCTTCTTTTTTAATAAGCGGAAGGCCTGCAACCTTTGCTGCATTCTCAGGGATCGGCATGTTTTCCTTCTTGCGCTGAGCCACAGCTTCGCAGATCTTGGCCTTAAAGTCCTGGGCGATGTCCATCATCTCGGACCATCCTTCTATGCCATTCTTGCAGTAAGCCAGTGTCAGATCCATCCACTCAAAGTAACGCTGCACGGCGCGCTCCAGAGGAAACAGCACATCGCGCTGGCCGTTACGCCCACGAAGTACAACATCTCCTGAGATTGCTTCTAAGCAACCAATGCCGCTGAAAGACATACGAGCATTATCCAGCCCATCATACATGGTGGCGCCGGTACCGGTAGTCTGCCCTTTGATAACGCCGAAAGAGACGTCCGGGTTCTCTTGTTCTGTCATGGTAACTCCTTATAGGTTATTAAAAGAAATCGTCGTCGGGTTGGATAACAGCTACATCTTCGTTGCATCCTGCAACAAAGCGCTCGAAATCTCCACGTGGACCGAAGACCTCATCAGGTATAAGTGGCTTATTATTCTCATCATAGAGCAACCTAGTAGCATCGTATTTGCTTCCAATGGGAATGTAAGCCCCGAACCTGTCGAAGATCTGACAACAGCCAAAATTAACAGCATGACTGAAATCATCAGGCACAGAGATCTTCTTAGAGATAAGAATAACGGTCTCCTTGCCTCTGGATTCACGTGGGTCTTCAATAAGAGCAAGGAAGTCCCTGATATATGCATCTTCATCCTCTGGATTAAAGCGACGTACACGTATACGCTTGGCTTTGATGCCAGCAATGCACATAGCAAGTGAGCGGCTCTTGTCCACCGTGTAGAATTTCAGGTCTGGTTCACGTTGCGCTGGAGAGAGCTTCATGATATCTCCACCACGCGGAGCAACATATGTCTCAGGGCAGATGGTAAGTCCTGGGATATTGGTGAGACCCATCTGTTTCATCATCTCAAGTCTGACGAAACCGCTGCCTCCGTTATCGAAAGCAAAAGCATCTGCGCCGGAGCCTTCGATCCATTTAAGAAGTATCCTGGCTTCTTCTGCTGGGGGCACACCCTTCTTTATACGTTCTCCGTACAGGATATCAACTACCTGGTTGTCCCTACGCAAACCAAGTACAGCGAACGCAGTATAGGAGTCGCTGATAGGACCGCCACCAGAGAAGTCGCATCCGATCGTTACATAGGAATATACATCGCGGAGTAGCTTGACATCAGATGGCTTCTGGACATCGACAATAGTACCATCCGGCAGAGTCGGATCATACTGCGCTGCTATTAGGTCAGACATCGTAAGCGGGCTGGTGGCTGCGTCGTAAGGCCAGCCGAACACTTCGTTGTACAGTGCAACCTCAGAGTAGTTATTGACCTTGTCCAGGAGCTTGGCCCATTTCATCTCATTGATGGAGTGCAGTGGATGGATGACTTGCGGCACATGTAGTGAGCGGAAAGTCATAGCAAGGTCAGGATGTGCATGAATCCAGCCACCGTCTTCCGGCCAAATGCGCTTACCGCATTTGGCACAAATAGGATAGTGAGCTCCGATCATCTTAAGCAGATCTTGCTCGGGGTTAGGCACATTGAAGTAACCGCAGTGAGTGCACCGGATGATCCATTCCGCTTGAGAGGAACGGTTCCAGAGTAATGCGAGCGTGGTGTCGGTTGTCTTCGGTGTGCCTGCATAGGTTACAAAGCCCCAGTTAATAGAAGCAGAGCTGACTTCCATGATAATAGGAATGTATTGATATGGTATGTCCTGGCAGTTCTTGGACAAGATGCCGCTGGCAAGAACATAGGCGTGTGTGCCCTCGACTTCTATGTCGTAGCCGGGGAGCACACCCACGTATTCTATGCTTATAATTGGATCGAGGAAGAAGTCCCCGACCCACTCTGCATCTGCTGGTACAGTTCCCACGCAGTTGGATCCGCTTTTATCACTTCCAGGTGGTATTCCGGATGCTCCGTCGCATATTGCGCTATCAGCTGCTTCTGCGCTTCCGGATCTTCCTTTAAGGCAAGCAGAGCCTTCCTGCAGTGTTTCCAAGCATACTTTCTTGCAGCCTCTTCCGGGTTGTTTATGAGTTTCAGAGCTCTGCGCTTGCGCTGATAAGCAAGCTCCCTGGCTTTCACTTCCGGGCGCTGTCTGTTCTTTTTCTGTAATTCCAACATATGTGCATGACGTACAGGATCTGCTGTTTTCCTCTTGTAGTACGCGTTGCGTTCTGCTTTCAGCTTCGCGTCGTATTCCGGATTCCCCTTCATACGCTTCCTGTAGGCTTTGCGGACTTCGTTGATGTGTCCTCTGTTCGCTTGCTGCCATGCCGCCATCTGGGCTGCTTTGTGGGCTTTCTGCTCGTCTGTCAGATTCGCGTAATACTCCCGGCTCTTCCTGCGAATCTCCTCGCGGTGTGCTTCCCGATATGCTGCACCTCTGGCAAGCAGCTCTGCCAGATGCTCTTCCCGGTATTTCAGGTAATACTCGTGCTTGTGCATCACTTGATACGATTCCCGACACTCCTGAGAACAAAAGCCCGACTGGTTGTGCACAATGAACTCCTGTCCGCAATGCAGACAATTCCTGGTCTTTACTTTGACCTTGTATTCCATACACTCCGGCACGTAGGGAGTTATCAGATCTGTAAGGGCAATAAAGGCTTCCCGGTTCAGGCGAATCACATAACCAATATTCCCTGTTGAACTGTGCTTCACCATCATGGTTTTTGCATTCACACCCCAACGAGTCTGCAACCAAAGACAAAGAAGGTTCACCTCTTCCTCGCTGAAGCCGTTGGTGAAGATGCTTCCGCAATTGTTGTTCCGATCCCGGCTCCCATCGTCCATGAACCACCATGCCAGTGCTATCGGATGTGTAATCTCGTTCAAAAAGTCCACAGTGATCGTTTTTCTCTCTGAGCCCAGCGGCCGGAGAAGGGTGTACATAGAGTGAAAGATCGGAAGAGCTTTCAAAGTCAATACAACCCAGAAGTCCCCGTAACCTGGATTCTCTGTCACGAACGGAGGACGTGTAGCGAACTCGCACAAGAGGTTGTATTTGTGAATCACGTAATCCTCTTGCACCTGACCATGGTTCCAGCGAACCGACTGTGTCGTCTGTCCGCTCTTCCGGAGAGAGGCATCCCCTAGAAGACTTCCCATGATTGCATTGACTTGCTCCTCGGTCATTCCGATTTGCGACGCTTGCTCTACTATAGACATGTTCAATTATGTCCCCTATGCGCATCGGCCCGTGGTTAGTAGGCAGAACGTGATCCGCCGTGCAGGTAAGAGAGCGACCTGACTTGGTAGTGACAGTGAAATAGTTTCTGTAACCGTGGAACGATGCGTTTTTTGTCACTACGCTTACAGTAGCACTCCCGTCAGAGAAATTACACGATAGTATAAAATCTCCAGCCCTCACAGCCTTTATGGGTACCTGTTTTGGTGTTCCTGAGTCTTTGTCAATCACATAGATAGGTGTGTTTTCCCAGTTAGTTTCGTCGAGACAGACCTGGGCAATATTGGCGATACCGCGCAGACGGCTTGGATCAGCGTTTCCACCGGCGCCGCAGTAGTCCAGATATATCATAGAAGAGTTCTTGAATGTTTTCAATGCCAGCTTATTGGCTTCCGCCGAAGACATGAACATAGGAAGGATGGGGCACGACTTCAAAAGCGGCATGACAGCCGCTGCATTGAAGCGCTGCACCTGGTCTTGCTGTGGAGAGATAATAAGCTGATGATAATGAGGAATAAAAAACCCTCGTAATAAAGAGTTTGCAGCGATTGAGGTTGACTTTGCGACCTGCCTGCCGCACATCAGAAGCGTCTGAGGGGGTTGTATGGTGTCGAATAATGGCGCCATGAAGTAGTGTCGCTGCAGGGTGAACGGTTTACCATTTATCTTGAGAAGGGAGAGCATAGGGATAAATGTACGCAACTCACCTGTTTTGATTTTTTGATAAAAGTCCGCTAAAGTTTTCCTGAGTTTTGGTGTTATTGTTTCCATAAACACTGCCCTTGTAGTTGTTACGCATCACTTATAGTAACATAGGAGGTGCGTATGCTAGTCAAGGCAGCGAGTTACATGCGAGCGAAAAACATTGTCCCGGCTGCACAATACCTGAAGAAAGACTCTTTTGGTACATCCAGAACGCAGGAACGAAGGAGACCTGACAGAACGGATGTGGTGCCAGCGCAGAAACGCAACAAACCTCTGTGACAATGCTTAAACCACTCAAATGGCCGGCAGTTATCATACTGCTGGCCATTCTGTTTTCCAGCCCTCTCGCGGTAAGCGGGCTTGCTTTTATGACCTGGCTGGCGGGCCGCGCCGCAGTCAACCACCCGACAGCCACTCGCCTGTGTACCACAGGCTTGATGGCTCTGGCCGGCTCGCTCTTCCTGCAGCTGGCTTTCTCGCCTTTTACCAACCTAACCTTGTTCTGCTTTGTTGTCACACTGACCTTGGTATCGGCCAGAGTGTTTAACCCCCCGTTCCGGCTCAGGGCTGCGGCGCAATACCGCCCCGGGCCGGTGCAGGGGGACGACGACGGCATCATAGAAGCGGAAATTATATCGGAGAAGACTTTTGAAAGGTAACCCGCACCCATGAAAACACCAATAGACAAAGCACTGTTCCAGAACCTGGCGTCGGCGCACGGCTCGCTGTGTCTGATACTGAAACAGCTGTCGGAGGCCGCGCATGCGTTGAACCACGCAGCTCAGGCGCTTAGCCAGATAGAAAACTATGGTTCCTACATGTCCCAGTCCTTGTCACAGGCGTTCGACATGCTGGAGCTGAAAGACCATGACCATCCAACCCAAGAGTAACTATGAACGATGAACAAGAATGCGCCGAGCCATCGAAGGAGGCATGGCGCAAATCCCAGGAGGACAGGCACAACTTCATGCTGGCGATGCAGCGGCTGGTCAAAGACGATATGTGGTATGACCTGTCACATGATGAGCGCTGTTTGTTCGAGACACTGAACGAGCTGAAAGGCGCGTTTGCACTGGCATATCCTGAGCTATATGAGCGAGCGCAGCATGACGCCATCCAGGAGATGCTGGAATCGGCGTTCACCGTTGAGGAGCTTGAGAAATACTGGGATGTCCCGGAGGATCTGAAGCATGACTGAAGAACTGCAGGTAGGCGACACTGTCTACCACCTGTACGGAGGCGGTTTTGGCGACCTTCCATGCATCCATAAAGGCAGGATCACCGATATCCACAAAGACGGCTACTGCCAGATAGGTCCCGGCCATATAGCAGAAGCAGACCGGTGCTACAAGGATGTGCATGACCTGCTGAACGCCATAAGAAACCACATCAACGACCAGACGCTGCAGCTTGACAACTGCGTGTACGACTGGTAGGAGGCAATATGTTCGGGTTTAAGAAGAAAGACAACACGGAGAAAGGCTCAGACTATGAATCATGGAGGGGCGCCAATGCTACGTGACAGATTCCTGAACATGTTCCGGCATCAGGCTGACGAGCCGGGTATCCTCAGGCAGATCGAGGCACTGGGGCCAAATGAGACTACAGAGCATGCAGACTATATCAGAGGCATACGCATGGAAGGGTCCAACGAGCTTATGGCGCTGGAGGATGCGATAGATGAGCATGCAATGACAGCCGCTGCAGCTGAGCTTCCTGATCCCTTCGCATCGCAGCAGAGAGACATGCATACAGCAGCTGAGACAGTGCATACAATGCATGCGCTGGAGCAAGCTATACAGGAACTTGCCAATAGGCAGCATACTGCACACGGCGTTCAGCGTGCTGAAGATCCGATAGTGCAGGGCGGAGGGATCACTCTGAACGATGTTGCAGCACCAGTGATAGAGAACCCCTATGGAAGCACAATCACTTATGACACAATGCTGTATTCACCCATAATAGACAGAGCTGATGCAAATGCAAGATGCCGCAGGGAGCTGGACACGCTGATACAGGCGATAGCCAACATGGTCTCCAAACGGCAGCAGGCGTTCCTCAGAGGTACACATACCAGGGAAGATCCGCTGGATGACTATGGTGCAGAGCTTGCCCGCGTCTTTGCAGAGGAAGAACCACGCATCTATGAACAGGCTATGAAGTCCGGCAGCCAGCTGGCGCAGACAGCCATAACAACAGACAGCTGAGAAATCCTGAATCAGATTCCAGATTTCGCAAAGGAACCACAATGACAAACAAAAAAGTTCATATCGACGACCTGGTCTACTTTACTGAGGAGACCAATCACAACGGCAAGTTCCCCAGGATCCTCCGTGGCGTTGTGCGGACAATCAGGCCTGATAGCGTCCAGGTCAAGGTAACGTTCAACCAGTACACCAACGATCTGTGGGTCGACCTGGCTGACTGCTACAAGACAGCGCAGGACCTGGTGAAAGCCATGTATAACCACCTGATGCAGGAAGCCTATATAGTCGACAACCCTGACAAGGAGCCCAGATGAAGACAGAACCTGCTAAACCCATCGACCAGATCATACTGCTTATCAATGCACTGGCAGACGATGTTGCCAGAGGAGAGCGCACACTGAGGGCGCTGGCAAGAGCAGTTGAATGGTACAAGGAAACAACTGAACCAAAGACCCCGCAGCAGCACCAGGAGATCATGGATGCGCTGAGGGAGCTGAAGAAGATGCAGCAACCGATAACGACACCATACACCAGGACGATGGAGCCGTATCTCATCAATAACGGCCCTTCTTGCGACGTCAGCGTCCAACCCGCATTCAAGGACCCGCATAACCCTGACCTGGCCTTGGAAGCCACGGAAGGGGCCTCTGCTGCGGTTCTGGGAACAACGCTGTCGGTCAAAGCAGGCAACCCTGTCAATATAGACCCGACAGAGGAGCTCTACGAAAGGCTGCATGAGGACCATGGTGCATAAATGCGTCGCAAGGCCTCTCTGAGCCACGACAGGCAGCAAACCCACCAGATTATCGTCTAAGCCGCCAACCCGGGCTTAAAAGGCCTGGAAGGCGGCTTTATTATGATCCGGTACAAACAAAAGGAAACCAACAATGAGAAAGCAAAAGGCAGTAACCTACAAACTGTCGAACGAATACGCCATACCGGACACGCCCCCGAAGACCCAAGGAACGCTTTATATCAACAAAGGCGATGTCCTGAGGGGCGAGCATTTCAAGAACCTGAAGGTTGTCATCGAGAGGGGAGGCATCGCGGAAGGATGCACCTTCGAGGAGTGCATAGTGCAGCACCATGCAGGAGGAACAGTAGGCGGCATGGTGCTGAAGGGTGTTATCGAATGGCACAGCGAAGAAAAGAACGGATTCACCGGATGGCAGTGGCTGTCATGAAAAGTTTGTTCCTCCCCCGCCACCCCCTCTTCTTCGCACATGCGCTCATGCGCACACGTATCTATAATATCGCGTTTACACGCGGATACGCGCTATTTAAATAGTGTCCATAACGCACATACACGGCTAATAGTACGCCGACTTGTGGAACTAATTCCACAACCGGCAATCCATGGGGATTCTTTCTTTATGTATTTCTTTCTTCACTACGTTTATCAAGAAATACACAACGAAACAACCCCACAGAATGCCTGTCGGGAGTTAGCTCTACGAGCAGGTAATATTAGCCCAGTACGTGGTTATGGACGGAATTTTCGCGGATTTTGTCGCCTGGTGTGGTGCATACACCAGGCTCCAATCCACGAAATGTTCTGTTTCATTCACAACCAGGCAAGATACTTTATCACATGGTTTACAAAAGACATATCATCTCATCAGGTGAGATAGCTACTATGATCATCTTCCTGTCAGGATGTATACTTTCCCTGGTTATTGCTATCCTGGGGGTGTTCATTCTCTTCCAGGCAATCAGGCATAACACTATCTCACAGGAGCTCGGTATACTTGGGATGTCAGGATGCTTCTGCTACCTGATGGTCTCATTATCCTGGCTTTATCTGAAACTGATCAACCAAGAATAAGGAGAACCAATGGAATCCACAGTGATCCAAATCGACTTCAACGGCTTTCTTAGTCGAGAGAGAAACGGAAAGATGAAGTTCTGTTTCTGTCCTACGGCTTCACCCAACATGACCATCAAGTGCGGAGACTGGTGTCCTTTCTTCGGTGAACCTGTTATCAGCCCTTTGTCCAAGGTTCCCATTGGAAGGCTTACTCTGTCATGCCAGTCAAAGATCACATTCGAGGGTGTCATCCTGGACAACAGAGAAGGCATACACATTACGGAGCCTCCTGTGCTTGAATCCAAGCAACCCAAGATCAACATTGAAACTGCAAAAGCGGAACAGGCACAACCTGCTGTGTTCCCGGGAGTGATCACAATTGGAAAATAACACCAAACCGTGGGAGGTTGACGACGTTGTCTACTTCTCCAGATGCCCTGTCGACAAATTCTTCTCCAGTATAGGCTTCGAAAGAGGCACCATTGAGATCATAACCAGAGACAAGCTTCATATCAAGCTTCCCAACCAAGTATCAGGGGAGCTGTGCGTCATTCCCAGATACGCCTGCTATCCTACGCTGCAGTCGCTGTACGATGCGCTGCATGCTCAGATGGACGTGGAGTTCGACCGCCTGAGTCAGCCTGTTTACGAACACAAGGAGGAGTAATGAGTTTCAACATCAATACGCCTAACCCCAGAGAGCTTATCATCGCCAAAGGTCATTACAAAGGCCAGGCGTTCGCATGCATCGGCATCATCAGAGAGCAGGGAGACAAGCGGCTGTTTGTGTCCATGTTCGGCGAGAAGCTTCCGTGGTACACAGTCTCCAAATGGGAATACCTGAAGGATGTCGCACCGCTGTACGATGTCTGGGGTCCTGATGGAACGTTATTCTATATGAACCCGAACATGGGACCGCATCATGAGCCTGCCGAAGCACATCAAGCCTGAGCCTTACAGGGACATCGTCGTCCTGGTGCATTATGATGATGTGCCTGCTGTGCCCGCTGCCGGTTATATGATCTCAGCGCCCGATACGGATAAAACTGTCTTTATGACCAAGTTTGACAGGGGCTGGATCGATTGGGACAGGATCATAGCATGGCGCTACCTGGACGATATCTGGCCAGGCTGGACAACAGAGGAGCTAAACGATGCCTGACAACACATTCCTGTTCACTGCTGACGTGCATATGAAACGCCGTACGTGGACTAACTCAACGCTTTTGCAGGGAGACGCTACAGCCGCTTTTGGAAAGGTATGCCGCGATGCCAGTTACATGGCCACAGGCGGCATCATCATAGGCGGCGATCTCTTTGACAGCAACAGGCCCTCTTCCCAGGACCTGATCGATACGATCGACATCATCAGGGGCAACTTCAATAGCTGCTGCTACATCAGCGGGAACCACGACTCTGTGCAGCCTCCTTATTTGGAAGCGTTCAGGGATACAAGTGACGCCCCAGACTTCTGCCTGCAGTCGCTGGATACAACGCCTTTGAACGGCTATGCCTACAACTATACAGTGGTCGGCATCAACTGGATGTCGTCAGCGTCCGACCTGTATGAGAAGCTGAAAGAGGTTATAACTAACTGGAGGGAGCAGCGCAGCGAGAACGAGAAGCTGTATATCGTTATGCACAACAGCTTTCAGCATCTGCTGGGGTTCGATGGCGCATATGAGCTGTCCATCGACATGGTGAAGGACCTGTGCGGTGATGATCCAATCTACTTTCTGGTGGGGCACATCCATACCAGGGATACTACCGTCTACAACAATGTTGGCGCATACATCCATTCGCCCGGTTCGTTGTATCCGCTGTCGGCTGACAAGATGGGTGAACACTGCTTCGCTTCCATGATCAATCTGGCGAATGCCCAGATACAGGATATTCCCTCTGATGTGCGACGCTATGAGACCGTCAACATCCAGGATATACAGGGAGACATCATCCCTGCACTGGACAACGCTGGTTTCAAGCCGGATCACGTCTGGAGCCTGCCGACGTTCATCAAGCTGGCGGTGCCTGAGAGTTACGACCAGCCCATACTGATCCCTGAAACGCAGGATTACGTGTTCAAGATAGAACGCCAGCTTCCACAGGTGGAGCAAGCAGTCACCAGGCAGTCTTCCTACAGCATCCAGCAAGCCATCAGGGATGAACTGCAGGATGCCACCAACAGGGAGATGGCTGTCGATATGGCCGAAGAGATACTGGCATCCGATGATCCCATGGGAACCATAGAGAAGTGGTTCGAGTTCTGGGGCGTGAAGAAGGTGACACCATGCTGATCGTAACAAGAATCAAACTCAGCAACATCTGCCAGTATGACGATATCGACGTGCCTGTTGCAACAGGGCTGATGGCTGTATGCGGCCGAAACGGCTCCGGTAAGTCGACTCTGTTAAGAGGTCTGATGTACGGCCTGACAGGCCTGGTAGACGGCTCATGGGGCACACAGGCCAATCTGCAAAGAGACGGATGCGCTGTTCCCGGCTATGTTGTTGTAACTCTCAGAGATGACCGCACAGGCAGCGAATACATCATTAAGCGCTATGCTGCCGCAGGCGCCAAGTTCGCGGACTCTGTCACGCTGTACAAGGACGGCAACTACAAGGAAGTGGCAACCAGGCGCAAGACAGTTGACGCCTATCTCGGCGAGCTCTATGGTATTCCAGTGCAGCTGCTGTTCCAGTTATGCTGGGGAAGGCAGGGGCAGCTTGATCTGTTGTTGACAGCGCCAGCTGCGTATGTAAGCACCTTCCTGTCGTCTGTGTTCGACATGAAGTTCCTGGAGAACATACGTGACAAGATCAAGGCTGCAACAGACCGCATAGCTGCTTACGATGATGCAACTGCAGCCATGCAGCAGATAGGCAAGGAGCAGCTGGACCTCAAGCAGCGCATGGAAGGCATGCAGAAGATGGAGGCCGACCTGCTGAAGCGCATAGCCGAGCTTACGGAGATCAAGGGCAACCTGGAGCAGCAGCTTGCAGCCATCAACACCGAAGGCATCCACAAGACAGCCGCACTCAGGGCTGCCAGGGATTCCGCCAAGAGCAGGCTGGATGGCTTGCTGCAGCGCCTGTCCAAGGCATCCAGGCAGGTAACTATGCCTGATGAGGAGCTTGCTGCCAGGATCGATTATCTTAACGAATCGCTGATCCAGTGCAACCAGGAGACGGGCGACCTGGAAGCAGCTATCGAAGAGGAACGTGAGACGACACGTACCAACGAGTTGGAGCTGAAAGACGCCGATGCCAGGCTGATCGCCGTAACCGAGGCACTTGACACTGTTGTCAAAGAGAAGCAGAAGCTGGCAGACGGTGTGTTCCATGATGGCGCCGAGACCTGTATCCTGTGCGGACACAACGTAGGCGACAAGTCCTATTATGTCAGCCAGATGCTGTGGCTCATGGGCTATGAGGGCCTGGAGGGTTGTGGTGATTGGTCGCAGCCCTTTGACCAGCGCATAGAGGAACTCATGCAGCAACAGGCAGAAGCAAGGCGCGACTGTGAGAACATCAGCCACATCATAGCTGAGTCCGGCAAACATCTGGATGCGCTTCATAGCAAGCTGAACGTTGTGCTTGGCTGCCAGCATGACTGGAATGAAGAATTAGCGGCACTGCAGCCGGTTGTTCTCTTCAGACAGGCACGCAAGGAATATGAAGCAGCCGAAGCAGCGCTTAACGGAGCTGACGAGTCCGATGCATCTTACACGGAAACCAGCAACCTGCTTAAAGGCGCCTCCGAGGCCCTACAGAGCGACGAAGCTACCCTTACCCAGGTAACTACCGAGATCACGCGTTTCCAGGCCCGTATAGAGGCCCTGGATGAAAGGCTCAAGTGGCTCGACCAGCAACAGGAGCAGCACGACATTAACGAGTCTGCCAGGGGCATGCTTTTGCAGCTGCGGGATGTCTTCTCCCAGCAGCGTGCACAGGCCAGGTATCTGGCGTACAAGTCAGATGAACTGAATGCCAAGCTTAAGGCGTTCATGGAGATGACCAGCATGCCGTTCAACCTGTACCTGGACAAGGAGCAGCGCGTTTTCAAGTACACCAGCGAAGGTGGCTTTGAGCATCCCACGGCACACTTATCAGGTGCACAGAAGAACATCTCTGCGGTTGCCCTGCAGATGGCGCTGGTGGAAGTCATCAGCCCGAACATCAACCTGTTCTTGTTCGATGAGCCGTCAGAGGCGCTTGATACAGAGAACAAGATTGTGATGAGCGAGCTGTTCAAGCGCATGAACAGGTTGCTGCCGTCTATTGGCGGTACCATGCTTATTGTCAGCCGTGACGAGCCGCTGATAGAGGCATGCGACAACACGATCAATATCACAGCAAGGGAGGACCGCAATGATCCAAGTCGAGCTGGCTGACCCCGCAATCACGGTGCATAACTGGCCCAGGGAGATGGACAAGCTTGGCCAATATCAGCTGCGGCTGCGCAAGACGCCAGAAGAGATGAAGGCGGAACGCGAACACCTGAAGAAGATGTATGGCAACAAGGCACGCAAAGTCAATCCGCTGAAGTTTGAAAACGGCACTTGCATAGAGCATGACGCAGAAGATCCTACCACGGTATACTTTTTGCCGGGTCTGTGGCCGCGTGTAAAGGGCTACATGGAAGCGAACGGTCTTGAGTACGAGATCGTTGCAGACAACAGGAATCCCGAGATACGACCGCCTATCGACTATGAAGCTATCAAGGATGTGCAGTTCCGAAAAGCGCAGGATGTTGCTGTAGCTCTTATAGCAACCAGCGACTGCGGTATCATAGAGGCCCTTACCGGGTTTGGCAAGAGTTTTCTGTTTGGTGTAATCTGCAAGGCGTTTCCGACATTGAACATTTTGATAACAACTGATTCTACATCGGTTGTACAGACGATCTATTCGTATCTGTGTCAGCAGGTGCCTGGAGAGGTTGGTATCCTTATGGGAGGCAAGGACACAAGCCATGGAAAGCGTATAGTTGTTAGTACACTGCGCAGCCTATGTAAAATTCCGGAAACATCTGTCAATCTGTTGCTTATAGACGAGTGTCACTGCTGTAATGCGGGCACTTATGGCAAAGAATTGATGCGCTTCTGCTGGAGCAGGCGCTTTGGTTTCAGCGCGTCTCCTGTCCGTAATGACGGGTCCGGTTTAGTCATGGAGGCCATATTAGGCCCTGTGATATTAAAATTGGATTATGATGAGGGCGTTGAAGAAGGCATGGTTGTACCTATGCGCTACACGATGCTTCATTGTAACTGGGTTCCCAGTATTTGTCATAAGGACGGTATTGCCGATGTTGTCATGAAGCGGTATGCCTACTGGCGCAATACTGTCAGAAATAGGGTTATAGCAGATTTTGTCTATAGGTTCCATAAAGCCGCACCAGATGCTCAGATCCTCTTGATTTGCCAGACACTTGAGCATTGTATTGAACTCAATCAGATGCTTCCGTTCTTCAAAGTGCTGTTCTATGGATCATCAGATATCAATGATATGGCCAGACGCTTCCCTAAGGAGAAATATCCGAATCTGGATCTGTCAAAATACAAGATGACACAGAAGCAGCTGGACATAGGTCGAGCAGCTTTTGCAAAGGGTACTCTGAAGTTCGTGATCAGCACGCTCATATTGAAGCAAGGTGTAAACGCACCAAACCTACGGGTTTTGATCAGATGCGAAGGAGCCACTTCCAAGATCATGGGCATACAGATACCAGGCAGACTTAGTCGTCTGGCTGAAGGCAAGGACTACGGTTATCTTGTTGACGTCGATGATACAGGCTGCCTGTGGACTGGACGCCGTGCCAATATTAGAGAGCAGCTCTATCAGGAGCAGGGATGGGAAAAAGTAACACCCCAGGAGATCATAGATGATTTCACCAGAAACGCTGCTGCAGACAATCAGGCAGTTACTGAATGCAGCAACACCCAGGAATCTTAATGCGGCTAACATAGCCAACCAGCTGAACGCACTGGAGCAATCTCAGAATGTGCGTCTCAGTGAGTACGGCTATGTCATGTATGCATTGGAACATGCGGGTATGGGTGGCATCTATCATGGACGACTATCCGACCCGCAGCTGATGGAAGGCTACGCCAAAGATGCCAGGAAATACAAGGAAGACCTTCCGGTGTTACTGGTAAACGCCAAAGAGTATGCCGAGAAGGTCATACAGGTTGTGCAGGATCCGGATCTTATCATGATGCGCTTGGAGGGCATGTCTTTTCCTTATGTGTTGTTTATACTGTTTACAGTGCTGAATCAACCTGGTATGGTAGAGCCTTACCGGACAGAGACCCTTGAGCTCATGACTCGCTATCCCGGCACATTGGATGCACTTCCTGAGAATATCAAAAACCACGTACAGGAGGAGTTGAATGCAGACTCTGAATAACGCAGAGCTCGCCTTTCTCTCGATCCTCACATATCCTAAACTTTCTGTTAAAGCCTTAAAGCTGTATAGCAACAACGCGGTACTGTTCCCTAAAGCCGTTTGGCCTCATGTGGATCTGATGTTCAGTGCCTATATGAAGCTGCTTATGGCTAATAAGGACAAAGGCTTCAATCTAGGTAAGGATATCGTGGCTGCCAATCTGTCAGAGGCGGTGCAGTCAGACCGCTATATGACAGACGAGGCATTGGAGAAGAGCGACTACATTTTACAGCGCTTCCTGTCCGGTGATGTTCCCACAGAAGAGGAAGGCGTTGTCTTCATCCAGAAGGTTGCACAGCTTGATGCTGGCAGGAAGTTAATGGCTTCCATTAGCCAGAACCAGGACTTTGCACAGCTGGAGCAGGTCATCAACAAGGCCAAGAAACAGGTAGAGGATCTATCCGCGAAGCCTAATGAGATTAGCAAGATAGTCTATAAACCGTTCCAGGAGATTGCTGAACTGACGCCAACACTGCCCCGTATCAAGTGCGGGATCAACTGGCTCGATGAGCTTACGTCAGGAGGCGGCCGAGAAGGCGAGATCTGGTTGGTACTTGGCGGCACGTCAGGTGGTAAAACGGCCCTTACGATCCAGTACTCCTGCAATCAGGCGTTGATGGGCAATTCGACTGTGTTCGCAACATATGAGCAGAGTCTTTCCGGCGATCTGGCAGAACGAATCATATCCAACGTAACAGGCGAGAGCCTGGACAATATCAGGGATATAGGATTTAACAATCTGCCGGAAGAACTGCAAAGGAAATTCTGGGCATCTGTCGCCGGAGCTGATGATAAGCTCACTGTGCTTGATATGAGTAAGCGTACTGGCGTTGGGATTGATCCTAATGACAACGGAGGCGTATATTCTGTTTGGCAGGAAGTCAAGAAGCTTAAAGCACAAGGACAGAATGTAAAGACTGTGCTGATCGACTGGATGGGTGCCATGTTGGAAGTCATCTCGGCATGCACCGGAAGAGAACTGGAGAACGCTTTCCAGTTCATGGCTCAACATGAGATCAATGTGGCCAGGCAGATGGTAAAGGAAGAGCATCTTCTTTGCATCTTCTTCCATCAGACCGATCCTAAGACACAGCATGCACGACCGGTATATATGCCGGACAAGACATGTGCGCTGAACATGCATTCTATGGCGAACTTCGTCGATATTTGTATTACATTGGGCAACAAAGATACACATAACATCCTGTGGGCCAATGCAGCCAAATCCAGACGAGGCAACAATATCTGCATGACAGTTAAGCTGATAGGAGATCACAGCAAGTTTGTCCCAGCACCAGGCTGGTTCCCGAACACAGACGGAAACTTCTACAATCCTGCTGAAGTCGGTCTCACCACAGAGTCCCAGCCTCCGCCAAATGAACCTTCACCTTTCTCCAGGGAGATAGAATGACAGAAGAAACGAAAAAACTGTTTGATGCGCCGTGGAAATCAACAGAGCGTGACTTCGTTGTAGATTGCAACGGTCATGCTTTTACCCAAACAGAAACACGCGAGCAAGCAAATCGCCTTGCACGTCTGCCGGAGCTGTATGATGCCTTATGGGAATCAGCAAAAGCTTACTGCAAGGATGCATCTTTCAACTGCTTGTCCAAGAGACACCGTTGTATGGTTCTGATGGACCATATGAAATGCGACGCTATCCCCTGGATCGAGTTGCTCAAGAGAGTGAAGGACGGCGAATGACCCAGCAAGCTTTCGACGATATGGTCCTCCTGTTACGCAGGATATGGACCAGGAAGCGGGGAGCGCTGATCAGGCTGCAGCGGGCGGAAGATGATTCCAGCCCGCTTCTGTTATGTGTAGGCTCCTTGCTCAACCAGGGCTTCCGCGCTGAGAACTGCAAGGTGTGGGAAGCAAGCAACCTCCTGTATGAAGGCCCGCTTGAATCCCCGGTTTTGCTGCAGCTGCTGACAGATCATGGCATCTGCTTCGGCGAGCTCAACACAGCAGCCAATCTTGATGTCAAGGAAGGCCCCTGCTACTGTTTCAGCGACCCAGACAGCTGCGGCAAGTCATGCCAGCTCAGGAGGCAGCCAGATGCTGAACCAAAGCCTGTATAACGCGCTGACCCGCCTGTTCGGCCACGTCACTGTAGCCAACGAGGGCCAGCACTCCACTATCAGGGTAGACCCCTCCGGCAATGGTGAATGGCAGCGCGCTTCGGAAGACGGAGGCGGCGAAGAGTACATAGTAAGGTGCCCCTTCTGCAACGACCGCAAAGGTCACCTCTATATAAGCCATCTCAGCTATGCCGCCCCTGTTATAGCTGGGATGCAGCTGCGTGTGTCGCCATTGCTTGCACACTGCTTCAGACGCAACTGCATAGCCGAACCTGCCAACAGGGAAGCGCTTGAAGGCCGCATAGGTCTCGCCATGCAGGAGGAGTGCTCCGTCGCCCCTCTGATCGACATGTCCGAGCCCGATGCGGAAGACACAACAATCAACTTATCCAATGAGCTGACTTTGGAGGGCCTGCGGACGTGGGTCCCGGACTGGCAGCTCATCGACAGCGACACAGACCCCTGTGTCGTGCAATATCTGGCGGAACGCAACATAACCCAGGACGACATCGACTGGCTGCACATCGGTTGGGGACCGGTGCTCTCAGCCAGGACAGGCGAATACCTGAACGACGGCAATCCATGGGTGTTGTTTCCGATCATCAAGAACGGCAAGCTGGCAGGCGTACAGGCCAGATGTCCCTCTTGTTACCTGAAGGAAGGCGGCATCAAGTATTGGTTTCACGGCGGCTTCCGTAAGAAGACAGTCGTGTACAACCTAGATATCGCCAGGCAGATCGGCTTGGGCGTCCTCTGTGAGGGCGTGTTCGACGTGGCATCCATCGGCAAGCCCGGTGTATGCGTGTTCGGGCACACTCCCTCCATTACACAGAAGCGCCTGCTGGTCTCCAACCTTCAGGGGCTCATCTGGTGTCCAGACACCGATGTCAGCCCGACACTGAACGCCATTGACATTGCCGTAAAGCAAGCTGCTGAGTGGAATGCCGCTGGCGTGTTTCCCAAAGGTGCTCGTGTTGTTGTGCTGCCCGCCAAAGATGCAGGCAGCACGACCAGGCAGGCCGTTTGGGAAGCCATTATGCAACAGGTGCCACAGGAGATGCAGGACTACCTGCTCAAGGAAGTGGTGCCAAAACTGTAAGGAGCTGGTATGCAAGAACTGGCTACCGTAGACGTCCACGTAAAGAACCTTATCAACGGGCCTGTCAGGGTTGTGCAATGGACCAGGTCAGACCCGTTTCCTGAGTTGGGCAGGAGCGTTGGCGTGGACACAGAGACCGAGCTGATCACCGAGACAAACTCGGCGCCTCCGCTGGTCGTGCTCGGGGTGTTTGATCCTGAGCATATGACCTGTTACATCAGCTACTGGGAGGATGCAGCCGTGTTCATCAACAGGTTGAGCAAGTGCGAGATACAGCAGCACTACTTCAACCTGGGCTTTGACGAGCATGTGCTCAACAACGAGGACCCTGAGAAAGCACTCCTGGACGCAATAGAGCTTGGGCGCGTCCGTGATATGCAGATCAGGATCCAGCTGAACGACATTGCAACGATAGGGTTCATACCGTATAACCATTATAGCCTTAAGGACTGCGCGGAACAGCTGCTTGGGTTAGCGCTCGACAAGGGCGAAGCTGACGATCCGGAGTCGCATAGGCTTACGTTCCGCAGAGGGACACCTATCACAACAGAACAGGCGGTCTATCTGGCATGGGACTGCATCAGTACAGAGGCTTTGAGTCTAGTCTCACCCGAGTGCCCAACTGAAGTCCAGCATTCAAAGGGAATGGTCGTCCTGGCACATATCAGCCATAACGGATTCCCTGTCGACATGCAGGTCTTCGAGGCTTTCGAAAGGAAGCTGCAGGCACAGAAGGACGAGTACAGGCTCAAGCTGCTGGACTTTGGCTTCCCAGACCCCTACAAGAAGCAGCAAGATGAGAACGGCGACTACAAGCAGTTCGTCGAAGAACAGGCAAGAAGGTTCACTGGCAAGTATGCCTATGGGCCGTTCAACCTGTGCAAGGCGAACATGCGTATGGCGTTGGTCTATGCCTATAACTTTGCAGGAGAGCCGGAGCACATTGAGGATTTTGAGCAGAGCGTGGCCTTCTGGTTGACCCAGGAAAAGCCAAAGAATCTGCGCAAAGCCGAGCAGGCAGTCTACAACGAGATGCTGGATGCGTACGACCAGCTGGAGTCTTTCTTCAACGCAAGCAAGGAGATCGTCATGAATGCGCTGTTGGGGCACGTTCTGGAGGATCTGTGCAAGCAGAGGGAAGAGGGGCTGCCTAATGGATATGACCTGGGCCGGGCTTTCGAGGCTGCTGGTGAGGTGCTGGATGCGAATCCGCACTGGACAGACAACAGCAAGCAAGTCGGGCCGAAGACGTTCCTGCAGGAGCACTATGCTGGGTTATTGAAGCAATATCCAGGGCTTGAATTACCCAGAACACCAAAGAGCGGAGATGTGAAGCTCAGTTTGCAGGATATGTGGTTGTTGGAGGATGCTGGAGTCAAGGATCCATTCCTTGAGGCTCATAGCGGTTACTCTCATGCGACCAAATATCTCAGTACTTACCTTAACAGAGAGTTCTTACGCTCTGATGGTAAGATACATGCGAAGTTCACTAACATACTTAAAACTTCGAGGACGAGTTGTACTCGTCCCAATCTGCAAAATCTTCCTAGCAGAGATAAACAGTATCCGCTAAAAAATATGTTCGTACCACCAGAGGGTGCAATCCTCTGTGCCACAGATTTCTCCTTCATAGAGCTCTGTGGTTTCGCAGAAAGTTGTTATTCCAGATTCGGTGCTAGTACGATGCGAGATGTCATCAATGCTGGCCTGGATCCGCATAGGTGGTTTGCTGGGGTTATGAACAAGATCATCTCTCCGGACCTCAGCAAAAAAGATGACCCGGAGTGGGTCGCTCAGTTGAAAGCATATTTGAAAGAGCACGTATCTGATAAGCAGAGGCAGTTTGCAAAAGCCGCGAATTTTGGTTTTCCAGGGGCCCTTGGATGCGAGCGCTTCTATAAAAATAGTAGGAGCCAAGGCATCCAAATGACCATGGAAGAAGCTGCCGAGATGCGTAAGGAATGGATAGCTACCTTTCCAGAGATGCAAAAACATATGAATCCGCTGAAAGCCAGGAGTATAAAAACAGCTGCTCTGGCTTACGGCATGGAGCGACACACAGAAGATGATGAAGACGAGGATGACAACGGTAGCCGTGACTATATGGCAATTTTGCCATGTGGCCAGATCCGAAACCGTTGCTCCTACAATGCGGCCTGCAACACACAGTCAACTTTTTGAGGCTGTGTATAAATGGGGTGAATTGCTGGAAGCCCAGAAGTGGGTAATCAGCAGCCAAGCTATGGAAGATCAGTAGAGTACATAGAAGGTTCAACGACTAACCGGTGAGTAGATCAAACAATAAACCGGACACGAGCGCCCCACTGAGGAATCAGAAGAGATAGTCTAGTACCACCAGAACAAATGAATGGTGGAGTCTGGATAAAGAGCCAGACGTGGTGTATACCATAAGGTCGTTCAAGGGACGGTTGCGGTAGGCGCAAAGCTTGCTGGCTGGACCCTTGTTTATAACGGCTATGGCGATAGACTGGTAAATTTTGTGCATGATCCTTGACCCTCTTGTTATTACATAACAGGAGGTTTTTCTACCATGTATAAAGTTTATGTTTGGACCAACAGCGTCAACGGAAAACGTTATATCGGAACTACCGGTACTACAATGGAGAAGCGTGCAGGAGCAAATGGGTATTATTACCAGGGATCTCCTAAGTTTTATGCGGCGATCCGCAAGTACGGTTTCGATAAGTTTTCTTATCAGATCCTGGCAGACAATCTGACTAAAGAACAAGCAGCAGAGTTAGAGACCAAATACATCAAGGAGTTCGATACCATGAATCCAGATGTTGGTTATAATCTGCAGGAAGGTGGTTTTCCTGATCGTGTGCCAAAATCGAATGGCACACGTGTGCAGCGGATATCAAACACATTAAAGCAGCAGCGCTCCTCGAAAGAGTATAGAAAAATTATGAGCGAGCGCATGCAGAAAGTGTGGGATGATCCTGTCCGAAGGGAAGCGTTAATGCAGAAGCGCAGAGCTGCTTCCGGGCAGGGAGGAAGACCGCGGGTTCAAGTGTTTTGCGAAGAGACTAAGAAATTGTATAAATCCTTGAAGGAGGCTGGAAACGATCTAAAACTATCCAGCTCTGTAATTTCTGTTGCCTTTGCGAAACAAGGGGATAAAGCGCTAGTAGGATCCCGCAAGGGACAAACATATACTGTTCATAAAATAGTGCACACTAAAGAGGGTGAACTTCCGGAATCTCCTACAGGTGGTGCTGAGGACAACCGGAAACCAAGCTCAGATGACTGGGATGCGCAACCAGATCTCGGCTTCTGAGAAGGCTCAACGATCATTCCTACGGGAAGTACAGCCAAGCGGCTGGAAGCGCCCTCATGATACTTTAATGGTGTCATATGACATGATCTGAACGTGCATGGAAACATGCAGCAGCGAAAGCGGCCGTTGCGTAGCGAACAACGGTGAACACAATTGGATGAATACCTCTATTGGCTGTGGCCGCATGAGTTGCAGACACACATACCTCGCATAGAGTCCCTAATGGTGGGAGCTATGCGCCAAGTAATCAGTCACGTTTCCGTTGGCGTGGAAACTACTTGCATGAAATTTTGGGATAAGAAGGCAACGGAATTTGCTAAACTTCAATGGACACCAGAAGGTCTCCCCATCCTTGAGGAGCCGCCATTCGTCCAAGAACTACACAAGGCGCTAGAGGCGCAGAAAGAGAGTACGCATGATTAAAGCGTATCAGCAACCGACAAGGAGAGGCGGCATGTCCGGCCCGTTCTTGTCATTCGTGAAGCCCTCCTATCGTAAGGGCTACGAGATCCCTGGCATGGCTTACCAGACCAGGGGCATTTCCAGCGTTAGCTGCTGGACCACCAGGGAACAGGTACTCCGCATAGTTCCCGGCTACGATCCGGCTACTGGCCAGGTCTATCCCCAGAACATCAACGTGAATGAGTTCTCTATGGATGCCGGCTATGACGACTATCTGTCGGACACCTTCATCACTGCATCGGTGGTGTCCACCTTCGGCGCCAACAAGCAGACCTTCATCACTTCCTATGCGCCAGGCAGCGAAGACGCCCAGCGCTACGGCGGCGATACTGTCATCAACCAGTTCGTCAAGAACGTCGCCAACTCCGTGCTGAATGCCGACAAGGGCAAGCGCACTAAGTTCCAGGTTACTGACGACATGCGCCGCTGGTGTGCCAAGGACGGCATTATCAAATTCCCCAGGCAGGCCCTGCTCTTCCAGGCACTGGTCTTCAAGCGCAACGGCCGCGAGAACACTGATGAGAACGGACAGCCGCTGCTGGATGAGAACGGCAATGCACTGCCCATCTATGCGGTTGTTGCCATTGATGGAAAGCAGACGCTGCTGGAAGTCATGCAGGCGCTGGTGAAACCGGCCAACCCCGGGCTGCCACTGAATCCTGCGACTAACTCGGCTTTTGGCAGCCTCGCCGAGCTGGACTCAAATGTGCTGTTCCTGAACCCTGTCCAGGACCCGACTACCGGCGCACGTATGCTGAGGCCTTCTGTCCAGGATGCTTCCAGCAAGGGCTGGACGCCTACCCCGTTCCCGCTGGACGAGGAGACGGTTAAGCAGCTGTGGGTGCCCTGGTCCGATCTGCTCCAGTATATGACAGCTGAGGAGCAGTGCAAGCTGCTGGCCCAGGAATTCGGCGCCGATAGCGTGAACTATTTCATCGGCACGGATCCGCTCTTCAACGGGCTCCAGCTCCCGCAGGAGATCGCCAACGCTGGACTCGGCCGCTACGCCCGCTTCGTATCTGGCGCCGGGTCGACTTCCTTTGCAGCTCCGCGTCCCGCGGCTGCAACGTCCCCTGCACGCGCCAGCTTTGGCATCCCCAAGGCTGCGGCCGGGATGGCTCCCTCCCCTGCTCCCCAGGCGGCTGGCGCCGCCCCGAGGTTCGCGCTTAAGAGCAACCCCGCAGAGGATGCACTCGCCAGCGGCTATACCGCTGCGCCAGCCCCTAAATCGAAGCCTGGACTGGCAGGGCTGCGTGCAAACGCGGCAATCGACCAGGACAAGCTGAAGGCAGCGCTCAACGGCATCCACCGTGCGCAGCAGCCTTCCAGCAACCAGGCGTCCATGGCGCAGTCGCTGCTGGATGATAACGACCTGGCTGACTACCAGGACGAGATCCCCAATGAGGAGACCTTCTGATGGCAGCCTCCGCAATACATGACATGATAGCCAGCCTGCGGAAAGCCGACGGCCAGGGGATCATGGTCTCTGTGAAAGAGCTGAAAGAGAACCAGTTCGGTCTGCCGCTGGCGCATTATGCCCAGCAGTACCTGTTCGGTGCAACCGGGCTGCGCATCAAGGTCTTTAACTCGATCTCAGGCATGCCCCAGGCTTGCAAGTCTCCGCTGCTGTTTGATCTGATGGGGCACGTATGTGCCTCACCGGAGAACGGCGGCCTTGGAGGGCTGGGGTTCCTTTTCGAGCTGGAAGACAAGATCTCTCCGACGCTGCTGAACGGTGTCCTCTCCAACTATGGTGAAGAGGTATATGACAGGTTCGCTGTTATCAAGGACAAAACCATAGATCAGGCCTTTGAGTATCTGTGCAAGCAAGTCATCCCTGCATATCGCAAGAACCTTAGTGCATGTGAATGTCCTCTTATTATTGGCTTTGATTCCATCGGTGGTGCTGCTGCATCTGATACGGTGGATAAGTTCAATAAGGAAGGCATCGCAGGCAAGGGCTTCTATGAGAAGGCGCATTGGATGAAGTATTGGTGTGAGAATGCCAGCATGATTATCGGTGACATTCCTATGGTTGTTATGTGCATCAACCAGGAGAAGGAAGCTGCAGCGGCTACCTATGGCCCGCCCCAGAAAACCATCACAGGTGGTAAGTCACAGATATACAAGGACGGATTGATGATTTCCAGCAGCTACAAAGCGTTGGCATCCGGTGATGGAAAGATCCTGACGCTGCGCACCACCAAAACATCCTTCAGTGACGCACGCAAGATAGAGGTGGCCTTCCGCTGGAATAAGTTCGGTGCAACAAGCCCGGATACCGACAGCTACGGGCACCACTTCGACTGGGCGCTGGCAACAGCTAAATGCCTGGCAGACCCAGACAAGGGCGTAGGTGAGATCCGTGACATCTGCAATGTGAAGGTGTCCGATATGGGGCTGGTCACATGCGAGACGTTCGGACTACGTTCCGTCAAGCCAGAGGAGTTTGAAGAAGCCCTCTTCGATAGCTCCAACAGCAAGACACTGGATGCGCTGTATGCGTATCAAAAAATTGAAAAGATCAAGGACCTGGCAGCATACAAGGAATACCTGAAGAACCGCAAGGCAGGCAAGCTCCATGAAGAGCCTGCCCCGGTGGAAGTCACAGTAGCTCCTACCAAAAAGCGCACCAGGAAGCAGGTCCCGCTTGCTGCAGCTGAAGAGCCACCTGCGGAGGTTGCAGATGCCTGATGCACCAGCCACCACAACACAGCAGTGGAAGGTCGGCGATAAGTGCTACACAATATCGTTGAACGGCATCATAGACTACTGCGACATACTGCGTCCGTGCTTTGACACGGACAACGTGCCTGATGCAGCGATCCATAGAATGTGGATCGTATGCAGATCGCAGGAAATCCATGATGCCTTCGCCACCATCTACGAGGCCGAGGTTGACGAGACCAGGATGTTTCCCACTCTGTGGAGTGCCATGAAGAAAGCTGTCAGCAGGGAGCTTGAAACACACAGGCAGTTCCTGCTGCACTTGTCTGAATCGATCTCAAAACTCAAGATCAGAGGAGAGGGCTGATGGACGGCATCAACGCTTTCATGTCAGATATGAAGGCAGCCTACCAGCAGGAGCGCCGCCAGCAGAAATCCAACGATATCATCCAGTTCATAACAGCCAACTGGAAGCTGTTTGCGCGAAGCAGATCCGAAATGTCTGCCGTGACACAACAGCTGGGAAATCAACTTCCCTATACGGTGGATGCACTGTGCGACGCGCTGGGGCTGCCCAATTATCTGTTCTTCAAGCGCTCCCCTGTAAAGGATGTAGCGGGCGCCATACTGAACTTCCCAGGCAGCCAGCTGCTTGAGCTGTTCATGAAGTGCAAAGCTGTGACATCCAACGGCGAAGCATGCCTCGTGCTGGTTGCCGGAACCAAGTCGATTGTGATCACCAACATGCAGACCACTTTCGACAACTGCCAGTACGACATCTGGTTCCGCAACGGTGAGGATGAGATTCACATCTTCCATATCAGGGATGCCGCTTTAAGGTTACCCAAACTTTTCAACCCAAAGGAACAATATGGCTAAACAAGCGCAAACAGACCTTGTTGTCATGGAGAACGGGGAGCTTCAGATCGCCGAGCAGGATGACCTGGTCGTAAAGCTGAAGCTGCCCACATATAAGGACGTCACGGACGAAAAGGTCATCCAGTATGTCCGTGACGTGTTTCACGGTTTCACATTCGACCGCATGGCCGACTTCGGCAAGCAGTTCGTCGATCCAGAGCAGCTGGTCGCTTATATCAAGGACTCGATTGGTGAGATCGCAGACAGGCAGAAGGTTGGCGAGACAGTCAAGCTGACCAATGCCTCTGCGTCGCTGGCTCGCTTCTGGGTGCTGGGTTACATCATCGACAGAACGATTGCCCAGTCCTCCTATGGAAATGGTGCCTGCAAGCAGATCGCAGACGCCATAAATCGTTCAGTACCATACATTTATCAGTTGCGGGCGGTAGGCACTCGCCTCACCATCCAGGATGCTTTCCTGCTGGGAATGCGCGAGGGCTGCAACACCACCACGCTGAGGAAGCTGGCGCAGATCCGCGACCAGGACTGCTGTCGCCAGATCATTCAGGCGTTCATCGATGCCACCCAGGACACGTCCGACGTTATCAATACGGAACGTGCGACCAAGGCGTTCAAGCAGGCTATCCAGCAGGCGCTGAAGCCGCAGAACGAGCTGGAAGAAGCGACCACCAATCCTGACGATGTCGTAGAAGACACCGCCGAGCTGGTAAGCGAGGAATACGGCAAGGCGGACACCGCTATCGCCAAGATCCTCAAGGAGACCAAGTATCTGTCGGTCGAAGAGAACATCATCCAGCTTTGCGACGCGTTCGACGACTTCTACATTATGGGCAATGTGCCGAACGCGGCTGAACGCCTGTCGGAGCTCAAGGCACGCGCGGAGGATGCAAAAGCCAAAGCGCAGGTAACCATTGAGTACCTGGGCGACGTTGTCGATGCGATCGACCGCATGCTCCATGTAGAGGTGCTTGATGAGGGCGCCAAGCGCAAACGTAACAAGTAAGCGCTTCTCGGCCATATCTGATAAGCTGAACGAACTGGCCGGCAAGGTATGTGACAAGCATGTCTTGTCGGCCTTCTGCAACTTGCTGAAAGAAGCAACCACCAAGCAGCCGCTGACACAGGAGCAATTGGACGCGCTGGCATGCTCTACGGAGCACTTGACTGGCCAGACCTTGACAAGGCAGCTGCTGGTAAGCAACGCGTGGCGTGTGCTTGCCAATTTCCACTTCATAATGGAAGGCATGTGCATACCTGTGTGGGAAGGCGACCGCACAGAGACGCAAGTTGTGTTCCTGGGCCTCTCCAAGAAGCGCGAGCTGGTAAAAGGCAAGTTGTACCTCCAGGTCCAGATCAAATTAAGATCCGGTCTGCCTGCGGGCATAATAACATGGAGTTCGTTCACAAATCGGCAGATTTCATTCTTCCTGCAGCGACAGTCTGGCTGCAAGAGTTTCAACCCATCTGTCGAAGAGATATCCGGAATGCAGGCGTCGCTCATAGTGGAACTCCAGGGCGATGACCTGAAAGTGGTCGACTGGAAATGCACAGCCGACGAGAAGACTTTCAATCGAAAACTGACGGAAGCCCGCAGGTCACCAAGGAAATGTTCTACCTTCATGCCTTGCAACACCTGTCCGAAGACGATCAAGGACTGTCCTTTGGCAATATGGCTTCCCGAGGAGCAATGAAATGGTAGAAGAAGAGAAAACAAAGCTGCACTTCACCAGGGTGCGCTCCAGAGGCGACTCGACCTATTTCGATCCTCAGACTGATATCAGGGCCATCTATCCCACAGCGGCTAAGATGACACTTGAGATCCTGATGGACGTGACCAAGGACGAGTCAGCCAAGAAGGAGTACGAATACCTGGCAAAGTGCTATGTGTAAACGTAGCTTCACAGAGTAATCTGTGTCGAATAAGAAAGTGAATTGCTGGAACACCTAAACTGTCAATACAGACAGCAAGGCAATCAGCAGCCAAGCCTTACTGTAACAGAACGCTACTTTAAGGAAGGTTCATCGACTATCCCGTAATGGGAGTACCCGACAAGCGAAGGGGAAGTGCTCTTACCTGGGAACAGGTAAATGATATAGTCAGTGCCCATGCGAAAGCATGGGAGTGGTCCAGCCTGACAACTGGAAACCTGGTAGGTGGTAGCGACACCTATTGAACAGAACCATGGAGCTTTCGTTCCATGGAGATATAGTTACTTTACGTTTGCGCTACTGTAAGAGTAGCAACTTTTGGAACCACATGAAAGATACCCGGTTTAACAGATCTCAAACGATAGCAGCGTATCCGCTGGCGGTACAAGAGCCAGGGCTCACGCTTATCTTTGGACACTGCAGAAAGGTGTTCAATCTGTTGCTTGGCATCAACAACTACAGATGGCAATTAGTAGCCCAAGGTAAGGCCTCTTGGAAAGATTTTGACGAACTCGATGACGAGTTGACGAAAATTAAAAGCCTGCCCGAGTACGCATACTTGTATGAGGCACCAGCACAAACACTGCAGCAGGAAGTCAAGCATCTGAAAAGAGCGATATCAGGGGCGATCAAGCATACAGCCAGAGCACCAAACTTTAAGCGCAAGGATGCATACAGGCAGTCTTTTACCGTGACAAATCAAGAGGGTGCTATTGTATACAGAGGTTCTAAGGCTTACTTCAAATGTCCAAAGTTGAAAAAGCTTTGTGGTAACGAGCTAATCCGTCTTGCTGAGAAACCCCGATTCGACTGTAAGATTATGTCATACACGGTTATCAAAGAAGGCGATGATTGGCGGGTTGTGATTCATTTCGATTTTGCTGCGGATCCTCGTAAATGCCAACATCCGGATTCTGTTTGCGGTGTCGACGTCGGTATTAAGAACCCAGCTGTCTGCAGCGATGGCACGGTTCTAGAACTTCCTGACACATCCAAAGAAGAAGCCAAGATCCGTTACTACCAGTCCAAGATGGACCGGTCACGTCATGTGAACGGTCGTAATCGTCCTGTTTCCAAGAGATTCAAGAAATTCCAAAAGAAAAGACGTGCGATTGAAAAGCGCATAACAAACAAACGTAAAGATGCCATACATAAGTTCACCCACACGGTTACCAATAGCCACGGGACTGTTGTGGTTGAAACGCTGGACATCACTAGGATGATGAGAAGCCTGCCAGGGCGAGGAGCACGCAGAGCGTGCAAACGCGCCATGTTAGGTGAGATATTAAGACAGCTTAAATATAAAGCACTGCATTGTGTTGAGGCTGCCTGGAATTATCCATCTTCTCAGATCTGCTCTCGTTGTGGTCATCGTCATAAGATGCCACTGGATCAGCGAACTTATGTGTGTCCTCATTGCGGTCTGGTCATAGACCGAGACCTCAATGCGGCCATCAACTTGGCTAACTATATCTCCCAGCCCGGGCAGGGCTGAAGTATGCTACAGACAACCGAGTCCACGACTCCGGCGCAGCCGGATAGTCGACGAGGTTGGTTGAAGTAGTGAGGAACGAAAAGTTTCATGCCAGAGCATATTCCAGATCCGCATCGTGGAAGATCCTACCAGCGTGGCATTGCAGGTAGCGGAGTTCAGCCAGGCCATACACAAAGTAAGACCCCAGGTTCTTATGGTCTGGCAGGAGACCATGCTGACCCTGCTGAACTGCCTGTATGCGTGTTTCACCAGGCGAGATGTCAAGACAGACGGCAAAGCCATCAAAGGTATGTTGGCAACAGCTGCCGAGGCTGCCATGATGCAGCGTCTGCCAAAAGCCCAGCAGGAAGCCGTCTACCAGGCTTTCGTTGCTGCTGGTATGGAATATGAGGAACAACCGGTTCTGGACGCCAACGGCAAAGTGGTATGTGAAGAGACCGAGCAAGTCATTGAGAATATCAAGGAACTTGCAGGCATCTTCATCTCTCACAGTGGACCGGGTGACTGGAACAGCCTGTCAGCTGCGTGTGATGCTTTCTTTCAGTCTCCTGAAGCATCCAAGCTGACAGACGAACAGCAGACCGCCATAGCGCTGGCGTACCCTTCATACGACTTGCCGTACCTTACTGTGGAGAAGACCGAATGATCGATTTCCATAGCAAGCTTGTACGGTTGAGACGCCTGGAGGACGTTGCAGTCTATAAATGGACTGGCGGCCATAAGCGAATCGCAGGGGACTACTTGCTGCTGAGCAACCTGAGACTCAATACATTGACGTGTTCAGGCGGACACATTGTCTATTCGTCCGCCGCGCCTGTCATGTATAACGTCAATGGTCGCCCTGTCATTTCCTTCAGGGACAGGGATCTGCTGACTATCGTCAACGGCAGCAACCGAGCAGGAATCAACGTACCATCGAGTATGTTGAAGCCAGGTGAGGAGGCCGCCCCCACTCGATACTGCGAGTGGAGGGAGGTCGACGAAGATCATGCTCCGAAGTGGCTGGAACAGCGGATTATGAGTATGGTGACAGGCACTGTCTACCATGCTTATCAATTTCGGCTTCCAGATCTCTTCAGAATCAGCAAGAAACCGGAAACGCTGAAACCTATATTCTCCTCCAAACTGATCAGAGCTATCGGAGGAGACAGGGAAGACAGCACTGAGACCTTGCTGCAGAAGTTTCATGACAACCTGGACCTGTTCGGAGAATACACGGATGAAGGCTTCATCATTCCGCATGAATACATATGTGCGGGAGGATGTTGCGTAGCGGCTGCCAGGGGTATCCCTGCTGCAACCGGCAGCGTCGTTTTCACGATGCCCTTGAAGTCTTTCGTCGCAGAGGCTTCAAGGAGCCATTACCAGATTGCGACCGCCCTGGAGGTTTCCGATGAAGTGGGGTGAATATCTGACTTCTCTGATGAACAAACCAGTCCTGCTGTTCGCTACGGCGACAACAGGAGTCAACCGCGACGACTGCTTGCTGGCAGTCGCCTACAGATTCATCGGAGGAGACAACGCATCCGGGACTGTCTTTTACGCCGCACCTGCCAGCTGTGCACTGAACGGCGTGGACTACCACAAGATCACGCTGCATACGCTGACGACACAGGGGCTCAATGCAACAGACTTCCGGGATTCCGTCAACGCGCTTTTCCAGCGGGGTACGCCATTCAGCTACAATCCCGCCTTCCAGGTAAGTGCGCTGACTGACATGGCTGACTGTTCTCCAGGCTTTGTCCATGACCTTCCGCAGATCATGAAGCTGGCGGCATCCAGATATGCCATACCAGCGGAAGACTTGGATAAGGTGTGCACACTGCCGGAATTGGAAGCGATGGCATCAAAAATGGCAGGTCAGCCCCTGCCATTCAAACGGCTCATGAGAGCCAACAATATCGTGGTGGATCCTTACACGGACGAGCTGCCGGTGGTGACCAACGTGCAGATACTCACTCGTCTTTGGGGGCTCTTAGCAGACACCGACTTGGTAGTTTACTAGCAGCCATTGTCAGGCGGCGTTTTGTGACCGCATCGCGCAGCATGGCGGCGCGGCCACACTTCTCTATCGTCAGCTTATTGTCCTTGAACTGCAGCGACAGCGACCTGTCGTCAGCTTTCACCAGGACATGTTCCATGCTCCTGTCCACCAGCAACAGCAGAAAGCCATTGAGCCCGCAAGGGTCCAGTATCCCCAAGCTGTCCGTCCTGTAACACAGCTTCCACTTGGAGGGATCCACTGCAATGACGATATGCTCCGTAGACTCTTTGTCCTTGTTGCCGGCTTCATGCAGGAAGACAAGGCTGCCTTCTGTCATATTGTTCGCAGTGTCTCCTTCCATGGGGAATACCGGAACCATCTCGATCGTGGCTTTTTTGATCGACGTAGTGGAGGGATCTGCTACAATTATACTCTCGAAATTGTTAACATAGATTCCCTCCTCTATGTCATCTTTAACAGTAAAACATTTAAGGTATTCCATGTTAAGCCTTTATGATCTGAATCATGTTGAGGTTTCCTGGAGGATCGCACATATCCCCAAGAAGAGTGGAGGTATGCGTGAGCTCACCATACCGAATGACGCCTTGAAACAGGTGCAACGCGATGTACTGACATATCTGTATTCGCAGATGTGGGCCGGTAACATTAAAGTATCAGCTTGCGCCCACGGCTTCCTTCCCGGTAAAGACTGCAAGTCAGCTGTGCTGGCCCATGACAGGAAGGCCCGCTGTGTGGTGTGCAGCGATATGAAGGACTTCTTCACCAACTGCAGAAGCGATCTGGTGCGTGCCATCCTGCTGGACAGTGGGATTGCTCCGTGCTATGTGGACGGCATCATCAGGGTGTGCTCCTATGAAGGGCATTTCCCGCAGGGCAGTCCTACCAGTCCTATGCTGACCAATATCCTGATGTTTGATGCAGACAACATGATCGCGGCCTATGCCAAGAAGCACGGCTTCGTCTACACCAGGTATGCCGATGACATGCAGTTCTCGCTGGAGGTGGTTACGCCAAAGACGGAACGCATGTTGAAGAAGACCAAGGAAGCAGGTAGCCATAACCCGTATGTCTGGTTCCTGTATGGCGTGGAGAAGATCCTGAAAGAGACGGTCGACCTCGAACTAAACCACAAGAAGGATCACATTTACTTCAATAAATCAGTGGCTCCCCAGCAGGTGCTAGGCATCGTCACCAGGCAGGACGGCTTCGGCTACAATGCAGCCCGGAAGCTGCGCATGCGTGCAAGGGCAGCAGCCTGCAACCTGTATCACAAGGTCCTGGTTGAGCAGAAGGGCGTCATCAACTATGATGACTGGCATAACTGGTCAGTGCTGAAGGGGCTGGTCGATTACAGCAACTCGATCAGGAAGCTTTCCTTAGCGGGTTATGACAACTTCGATCCATGCATCCAACAGAAATACTGGCAACCGCTGGAGGTACATTTTGCAGCAGCAAGAAACATATGATGCACTGCTGGCCAAGGCGCTGGAAGCAGAAAAGGCATACTACGAGCTGGATGATCCGATCATGTCAGACAGCGAATATGACGCACTGGTGCGGAAGCTGGCTGAAATGGAGAAGCAGAACCGCTTTCTGCAGCGTCCCAGCAGCCCCACTACAAGAGTAGGAGGCAAGGCAGTCAACACGTTCGAGAAGATCCAGTTCCCGACCCGAATGCTGTCTTTGAAGAATGCCTTCACAGAAGAAGACATCAACAGCTTCATAGCCAAGACAATGGCATATGCAGGTGAGTGCTACCTGGTGCAGCCGAAGCTGGATGGCTTGACACTGGTGCTGTTCTATGAGAACCATATTTTGGTTCGTGCAGCCACCAGAGGCAATGGTGATGTGGGCGAAGACGTCACGCTCAACGCCAAAGCCATCAGCAACATCCCGCTTACCATCAAGACAGACAAACTGATCGTGCGCGGTGAAGTGGTCATGCACAAGATCGACTTCGAGGCGCTCAACAAAGAGCGTGAAACCAAAGGGCTGCCACTGTATGCAAACGCACGCAATGTCGCAGCAGGTTCGGTCAGGCAGAAGGACCCGGCGATCACCAGATCCAGGAAGCTGACCTTCTATGCATATGACATGCCTGGTGTAGACAGCGTTACAGAGCGCGACATGTTGCAGGATCTTGAAGACAACGGGTTTACAGTTGTAAACAGCACCGAGGTGCTTGTCAAGGTAGCTGCACATGTTGGGTCTTCCTTGTACGCTGCTATTCAGCAGGTCAAGCAGAATGAAGATAGCATCCCCTATGCAATCGACGGCGCAGTTGTCAAGATCAACGACAGGGGTCGCGGAAGAGCCGCACTGGGCGTTACGACACACGATCCCAACTGGGCGATCGCTTTCAAATTTACACCAATGGAAGCAATCACAACACTCAAAGGCGTCGTCTGGCAGATAGGCAGAAAAGGCACGCTTACTCCAGTAGCAGTGCTAGATCCTGTGGAGCTGTGTGGTACAACGGTGGAGCATGCCAGCCTGCACAACGTCGACTACATCAAGGAGATGGATCTTAAACTGGGTGACATGGTTGCTGTTTATAAGGCAGCCGAGATCATTCCGCAGCTGGATCATGTTGTTGAGGCTATGGGAGGCGATCCCGTACCGTTCCCGAGCCTGTGCCCGGAATGCGGAGCAGAGCTTGTAAGAGACGGCGCTTATCTGCTGTGCCCCAATGAGGACTGCCCGGCTAAGATAAAAGCTGAGATCTGTTATTTTGTCAGCCGTCAGTGCATGGATATACGCGGCATGGCAGACGCTATGATCACGGCACTTGTGGATAACGGCAAGCTGCGTACCCCGGCAGACCTGTATAAGCTGACAAAGGCCGACTTGATGCTTCCTGGTATCAGCAAAGACCTGAAGGCTGACGCTGTGCTGGCTGAAATCGAGAAGTCCAAGCAGAAGCCCTTTGACAGGGTGCTGTGTGCCGTCGGCATCGATGGAATAGGCACAACCGGTGCAAAGGTACTGGCAAAAGAGTATCTGTCTATGGTAACGCTTATGCAAGTCAATGTGAAGCTGCTTGCAGGGGTGGAAGGTTTCGCGGAGCTCTCGGCAAAGCAGAGCTATGAAAGCCTTCACAGCACTAAGAAGCAGCAACTTATAGCAGCCCTTAAAGAGGCTGGCTTGCAGATGGCTCAACATGTAGAGCCACTTTCAAGCGATAAGCTTGCAGGCATGTCGTTCTGCATTACAGGTGCGCTGTCCCAGAGCAGAGATGCAATTAAACAGCTTATCGAGGATCACGGAGGCAAGTTCGTATCTTCTGTTTCCTCCAATACGTCCTATCTCGTAGCCGGTGAAGGCGGAGGCTCCAAAAGAACCAAGGCACAGAAGCTCGGCATCACAATTATAACAGAACAACAACTGAAAGGAATGCTTGAATGACAGGGGATATCGACAGTACAATCCCTGTTGGCGTCACCCATCTGGTAGACCGCCACTCTGAAGTCTTCCATCAGCACGGCGGCGTAGCAACAGCCATCGAATTCGACTCTCTGGAAGAGATGACGATCGAGCAGTTCATACGCGACTGTGTGCCCAAGATGAAGCAGGACAGCAACACGTTCACAGTCATCAAGGACTCCACCAGGGACCAGATTTTCCGTATCCTGGGAGACAACGTGGCACGCTACCACATCAGGTCGATCAAGGACGTGTTCTTCGATGACCTGGTTGCACGGCTGCTGTCGGATCAGGAGATCTCACTGACGCCGAATCTATCTTTCCCGCTTATCCAGTGGGTGGTGCAGAAAGAGAATGGCATGAAGTCCATCACAGTGGAGATCCCTCCAAGACAGTTTGCCATGCACCTGCAGGACTTCAAAGAGCCGTTTGTCGTATGGCATCCGACGCTGTGGATGAAAATTAATATGACATCCGCCAACGTGCCTGACAGGACTTACATGGGTTGCGTGCAGCAGCATCTGAATGACTTCGACAAAGAGTACATCATGGCAATGCCGTTCCCGAACGTTTTCAACTACGGCGGCATCTGCTGGGGCAGCACCAATTACCAGATGCAGCAGGGAGTCAACCTCACTGAGAACGCAGCCATCGTGCTGACCTATAATCGGTACTTTAACTCCGAGTTCAACTACGATCTGCTGGACAGTCAGGACAGCATGCATATGAAAGAGATTTATGACAAGCTGCCCAAGGACGACCACATCGAGGCGCTGTTGAAACGCAACAATGGCAGCCGTGACAAGGCATATATGCTGATGCTGGCTCGTGTGTTCCGTGACCTGGACACCATGAACAAGTTCCCGATGCGCCGGCTGATGCGGGCACAGGAGTTCCTGGAACAGAGGCGCGGAAGATGACACAGCAGCAGAACAAGTCCAAGGAGACACAACTCCTTAATGCCTATAAGATGCCGTTCAGGGACTTCAAGAAGTTCAGTGCGGCATTCAACGGCGCACTTAATATCACGAAGGGCTACACGCTGTCCAGGGATGTCAAGGATTGCGTCGATGCGGCTCTTCGCAGAGAGAAACGAATTCAATAAATGAGAGACTTTGTCATTGCACAGGACGGCGTACGCGTCCGTTTGGAGAGTCCCTGCATCCAAGGCTGGGTTACTCCGAAGAATCTGGAAGAGCTCCAGACGTACGCACACAAGGCGCTCGACAAGGACCGTTATCCTGGTCCCAAGTGGATCGGTGCAAAGCTGCCGGCTGACCTTATGAAGAAAGTGCTGGGCACGCTTCATGAGTTCCCGCACACCGAGACTGCCTATACGCTTTACTACAACGCCACAGAGAACAAGTGGGACATCAAGTGCCCCGAGCAGTCAGGGCAGGGTGCCTCCGTGTCCTTCGAAGACGATGGCACAGGCATGCAGCCTGGCTATACGCTGATGGGCAGCATCCATACGCATCCGGAGATGGGCGCCTTCTGGTCAGGCACAGACCTCAACGACCAGAAGTTCAAGGCAGGGCTCCATATGGTGTTCGGCCTCCGCAACGGGCTGGTGTCACAGCACAAGTGCACCATCTTCATGCCCAACGCCCAGGAAGATCAGGACATTTGGGACGTCATCGAACAGGTCGATTTCAACCAGGTGTATGAACCCGTGCCTGAGTGGGTAGAGACAATCAAGAAGCAGTCCTATCAGCGGGCAGTCACTGTCAAGTATTTCGGTGGCTCGCGGGCCACTGGGAAGTCGCTTCCTGCCGGTCATTATGGTGGCTATAACTACAACTATAATGGAAAAGGCAAGGGGTATGCCGGCTACGACTACAACTATGGCGGACAGAACAGCTTCGACTGGAATGCTTATTATGGTTCCTGCTGTGGAAGCAACTGGGGCGGCTGGGGAGATTACTACGATGATGACATCGAGGATCGCAGCTACACGCCATCCAAGACACCGGCTGCCACCTATTATGGGAACATCCGTTATTCGATCGAGCGCTGCCTGGATACCAACCAGGGCGTGCTTGAGCTGGCGGATGCGCTGCTTGATCAGAAGATCCGCGGCCCTATCGAGCAGCTTGCCGGAATCGCCATTATCGACGGCTGCGACAAGAACGACATCATGACCGGTATGGAAAGCCTGATGACAGGTGATACCCCGCTTACCGACATGGATGATGAGGAAGCCCGCCAGATCTTCGAGGGCCTGGTCGATCTTAAACCAGATATAAAGTTGGTCGATCCCAACAACGCGCTGGGTAATGATGTCAATGTGGGTGCCTTGTGCGACATCCTGGAAGGCATCGTCAACAGCTACAGCGAGTCCGAGTGCATCAGTGCTGACGTCCTGCAGGACCTGCTGCAGACGCTTAAGAACTGCTATGAAGGCTTGCTGGCTGCTCAGACAGACCACGACAACCCGCCACAGGAGGTCGAGTAATGTTGAGGTTGTATGTCGTAGGCTGCGGAGGCATTGGCGGCTATGTTACTCAGCTGCTTGGCGAATGCTGTGCCAGCCTTAACTTGAACTATCTGGAGAGGTTCGGGGTGCCTATCACTGGATATATGGAAGATGCAGGCAACTGCGTCATCCCGTCCATTGTGAATAGCGTAACCCTGATCGATGGCGACGAGTTCGACCCACACAATGCCATCAGGCAGGGGGCAGGCGCAGGCAACAAGATGCTGCAGCGCATGCTTGATCTCCAGGAAAAGATGATTCGCAAGACGTTCCTGCGCTACGTTAAGGTTGACGGCTTTAACAGCTACATCAACCCAGAAAATGCGCAGACCATCATCCCGCTGAAAGTCTCGGAAGAAGACAAGCACAGCCCTAATGTCGAGCTGTTCAATGATCTGTCCGATCGCATCAGCCGGGACTACATGTTTCAACAGGACATTCCTGTCATTTTCATTTGCGTGGATAACGCTAAGACGAGGTACGAGCTCTGTATGTACGCGCAGAGCTTTGACAACATCTTAGTCGTTAATGGCGGAAATGAGAAGACTACCGGTGAGGTCCATATCTACGAGAGGCGGAATGGGCAGGCTCTGGATCCCAACTTACCTGAGCTGTTCCCCAATATCCGCCCGGACGTGGATAAGAGACCGGACGAGTTGTCATGCACGCACGTCGCTCCCAAGCACGACCAGACCGCGCTGACTAACTGCACCGTAGCAGTCAAGATGATGGAAATGTTTTGCCATTGGGTAACGAATGGTTCCCTGAGCGACTTCCCCGGTCGCAAAGGGCAGACTATCCGCTACAACGAAGTGGTACTCGACGAGAACGTGTTCAAGTCGATACCGGTAAACCACCCACTCACAACCTGAAGGAGGAAATTGTGAGCAACCCGACCGTGACCTTCCTGGTCAAGAGTATCCGCACCAACCGCATGCCGCTGGTTGGCGACACCACCGTGAAGCATCTGAAGATGGCCCTCGCTGAAGGCGGCTATGACGTTGAAGACGCCAACATCCGCATCATCCGCGACGGCCACAGCTATGCCGGCCACGTGAAGAACGTGCTCCTGCACGACAACGACATCGTCATTTTCAAGACTGACGAGATGCAGCTCCGCGTGTCCCCCGAGATTGCCAGGAAGCATGATGAAGCCAATGCCGGATGCAGCCCTGACTGCTGCGACTCCCGCGTTGACAAGATGAAGCACGACATCCTTGATGCCATCGAGAGCCTCAAGCGCGCCGTCGCTGAAGCCTGATGAAACAGGCACCATTACTTACGCAAATCATTGCAAAGTGGACAACCCATAACACAAACACATAAGGAAAATTACTATGTCCATTCAGATCACCCTCCTCGACAACGCCAACAACACCAAGACCATCCTTGCTGAAAACGGCAGCACCTTCGAAGAGATCCTCCACCTCGACGATGTCTATGACATCCTGAACGAGTCCGAACCCTCCTACGACCCGGACGAAGTGGAAGAGTACCTCGTCTCCATCGCCGGCACCAACGTCGCCGACAGCCCCCGCGTCCGCCGCGCCCTCCTTGCTGACGAAGCGCAGGACGGCGACACCATCGAGTTCGATGTCGAATTCAACATGGACGAGGAAGAAACCGCTGAAGAACTCGGCGTCGACCAGACCGCTGCTGCCGCTGCCAACAACGGTACCATGTCCAGCGCTGTCGGTCACGTCATCGTCCGCGCTTCCGGCGGCCTCGTGTCCGTGAAGCTCGAGATCACTCCTGGCGTCACCACCGTGTATGACGCGATCCACCACGCTGCTGTCAAGGCCCGCACCGGCTACAATGACACCCAGCTCGCGGAAGCTACTGTACAGGTGAACGGGACGTTCTACAACGACGACGCTGCCCGCCGCGCTGCAAAGCTCGAAGACGGCCAGGTTGTCGACATGAACCCCCGCGTTGCCTCCACTAAGGGCTAATTCTAACTAGGAGCTGACTCTATGCAACCCCGTACATGGCACATCTCGATTCCCGTAAGACCTAAAGCCGTTCAATCTGTTCGCAGCGGAGGTAGGCATTTTCATGCCGACCCCAAAGTGATCAAATGGAAGAACGAAATCAGGCCTTACATCGAGAAAGCTTGTGCGGGGTTGCCACCGTCGAAACTGCCCATCAGGGTTGTCGCATTGCGCTATTACTACCATCTTCCCAAGACGGCGAAGAAGGCAGCAGTGGAGCACGTGAAGGCTGGAGGCATCATACCATATCTTGCACCAGCCGACATCACAGATAACCTGAACAAGGGTGTTATCGACGTGTGCAAAGGGCTCGTATTCGAAGACGACGCGCAGATCTGGCTCATCAACGGCGAGATTACCAAGCAGTATGCGCTGGATGACCATATCGAGCTCGAATTCGAAGAGACCCCTGGAGTCATGCTCATAGACGGAAAAACAGCAGGTGAGTGAAGCGACAAAGTTCCACGCCACAGAGGAACTTCTGATCGAACGCGCACAACTGCACAGGCTGGTTGACTATTTCTGGCAGGTCCTCCCCAACACAAGGGACGAGGTCTATGCGGAGATGGCGGCCAGCCTTTCTGTGCCTGCCATACACATCAGTGATATGACAACGGAACAGATCAAGGTTGTGGCGGAGGGTTTTCAAAACAAACTAGCCGGGCTTGCACCATGCGCTGACTGCAGATACGGACGGACGACAGCATACTGTCTGCTGCTGTGTACGCATCCGCAAGGGGAAGGCGCTTATTGGAACAGGCCCGACAATGCCCATAGAAGGTGCGATTATGTTCAGGGAGATTTTCCCACCGAAGGATCCGACCAATCCTGATCCCGACAAAAGGATCGACTGCGGGCCGCCGTCATGGCTGGAAACGCTGACCGGCAAACAGCAGATAGCCTTCAATATCAAGGGCAAAGCGAAACTGGACTTCGTGTTGATGTTCCGCATATTCCAGCCACAACTGAAAGAGTACGTGCGCGTACTGGAGCATGAGTTCCCAGGCGTGCAATTCACAGTCGATTGTAACAAGCTGAACGTGCATTTCGACGTAGCAGACCTGTGCGACACCAGGCCGCTGACATCACAATTCACACCCGCATCATATGTTCACAACCAAACCTATGTTAAAATCAGAGACATAACAGCGCTGGTTGACCAGATCTATGACCGGGTGCTGGAGCTGCATGTGACAGCAATGACCAGCAAACAGGAGGCGCTCAATGAAAGAGCTGCTCAAGCAACTTTGGAAAGCTGAGCTTGATGCCGGGGACGCTCCGGCTAAGAACACAGCATGCAGGTTCCAGACAATGGTCATTGACAGCATAGTCGAGACGTGGGTATGCCCAAGGGCTGTTTACTGGGACTATGCGCCAAAGGAGCGCCTGGAACAGGATAAATTGCTGCCTATGGGTGACTACCCTATGAGCAAGCTTGCAGATCCTCAAAGGGTCTACCAGGAAAACATGTGCTACATGGGGGCAATACCGCTGAGCGATTCGCAGTATCTCGGATGCATGTTCCTGAATGACGGGCTTGAGAAAGATTCCTTGTCTGTCTATGACCTAAACGGTCAAACCGGGTACTGGCGTTGTGCGCTTCCTTGGGGTGATGAGACAAGTTTCCAATGGGTGCGCAAAGTGCTGTACTACATCCCTGACCCTGTCAAGGATCTGGTATGGGATACTGTCACTCTGAGGGAAGTGAACGCAAGGCTGGTACGGCTTAAGGCTGTTCCTGACATTGCGATCATGTTCAGCAGCTCGACATCAAACCTGCTTGTTACAATGGCCAGTTTACAACCACATGATCTGGTTTACGAACAGCTCTTCATTCATGAAGTACAGCATAGACTGGACGGATATGACAGCGAGACCAAAGCGTTTTCCAGGTTAATAGAGGTGAGAGACAAAACTATGCCGATGAGAGGATTAGCAAATCCGACCAAGGCGGCTGCAGCTGCCAAGGCTGAAGCGACTGCGCTTGCTGAGCAATACGAGCGCCAGCAGGAGATCGACAAGCAGTCTGCGGCAGCTAAGCAAGCCGAACAGGAAGTTGTTCAGCAACAGCAGCCCGAGCCACAGGTCGAGGATGTGCAGCCGGAACAGGCTGAGGTGATCGCACAGCAGGCACCTGAAGCGCCTGTTGCAGCGGAGCAGCCCGAAGAGGAAGAAACCAAGAAGCGCACACGTGTACGCAAGGCGCCCACGGCAGCCACACCGGCCAATGCCAAGGCGTTGGAGGACACGATCGCCTACCTTGGTTCGCCTGTTGCCGACAGCATGACCATGGAGGAGATCGACGAAGAGATCCGCAAATGCAGAGACCTTGGGATCGTTCTTTCCAGAAGAATGGCTAACCTGTACACAGCGGGAATGCAGATTCCGAAGAAGAAGCTCGCCGCTGTCAGTGCCATCTTAAACTGACAGGAGATGACCGCCCACACAGGGCGGTCTTTTTAGTAATGAGAGATTATGTAAATAAACACCTGCGGCCACAGATCAACTCCTATATGGCGCACAAGCGCATCGAGCTCCAGCAGATTTTTGAGGATGAGACCTTTGCCTACAGCAGCATACCGGGGAAAGCCACTGAGCGTGACGGCCTGAAGAACTGCTTTATCACAGGTGAGGTCATCCAGAAAGGTGCCTGTGGGATGCTTGACTGCGGCGTTGCACCCAATGTGACGCTGATCATGGAGGAGGGCGCGCTGGCTGTCAATTGCATGTTCGGTGTCGCCACCACCAGAAAGATCACGATCCATCTGGGAAAGAACGCCATGATCCAGAACAGTCTGGTCGTGATCGATACCGATCTCGGTGATGACAGCATCGTGTACCAGTCACAGCTTGGCGACCCAGACATCAACAACGACAACACAGCTTATTCATTCAAGTGCGGTAGGGGTTCGTTGTTGTACTGCGCTGCTGTAATGCCCACCGAAATGGAAGGCACAGAAGAGGCCGTCAGTATGGAGCTCGGCAACAAGTTTGTTGTCTTGTTGGCGGTGCTGAAAAGCGTAGACTCGAAGCTAAGAGCAGGCGATGAGTTTATTCTGTGTGACTACGCGACAGCGTTGCAGCTGTCATTCAATGGTATTTCCAGTGTGGAGAAACCGGTTACACGGTCCGTTCTGGTTTGCGTCAATAGATCTGGTGGATCTGTGCGTGAGATGAGGGAACAGCACCCTGTTGCTACTTTCTATCTGGATACGGAAGTAGGAAACCGGTGTTATATCGGATGCGAGGCCGCATTCGACCAGCGCATGCTGAAGAAGCCCCGGCCTACAGCTACACTGGGAGATGACGTCATTATCGTCAGCAGAGCAGAAGCCCGACATGAACAAAGCTATAATAGCTCTACATGTGATATCATACTGTGCGCAGATAAGCTGGATGTTGCGGACGGTGTGACGTTGGTAGGTCATGGCAACTGCGTATGGCCTGCTCCGTATTTCACTCGGCTGACTGTAAAGGAAGGCGCGGTACTCGATTATTTAAGTAACGGTGACGTTCCTTTACCCGAAAGTGTTACCATAGCAGCGCACACGGCTGCTCTTTTGTGAGGAATCATGGCAATATCAAATAGAACACAAGATCTGAAGATCAAAGTAGAGCCTCGAGAGAACGGCACCATCACTGAGTCCGGTTTGCTGAAGCTTGCCAACGGTACCATCATGGTACGGCATGCGACAGAATCCGGCCTGCGTGAAGAGGAGGAGGCTGCCCTGGAGCAGCAGGCTGCCGCAGCGGAAGCACAGATGCGCGAGATGCTGGCTGCACGGGAGGCTCAGGTGCCTGAGCTGATAGCAGCCACGTCAGGCCAAGCGACGAAAAAGCGCACCCGCAAGAAAGCTGATGCGCAGGTTGCACCGGCTGTCCCTCCTGCGCCTGTAGCCGTGTCAACCACAGTTACAGTGGAAGGCTTTGGCGGCATTCCCTCCCAGTACGCCTTTGTGCAGATTGGGAACGACAACGCCTGGCTTGGACTGACCGCGATGTCTTTTGTCCCGCAGCAGGCAACCATCAAGGAAGATGGCACACCGTCTCAGGTGCTGCATCTTTCGGCTGCTCCTGATAAGCGTTATGTTTATCTCGGCAGCCAGAACACAACCAAGGATGGCGTTACCACGCTTATCCTTGCAGAACTTCCAGGAGAATAATATGGACAAGAACTCCGCTGAACACATCCCGTGCACATATTGCGAGAAGGATGCACTGCCCGATACGTACCCGCCAGTTTGCGAAGACCACAAGAACATCAAGAAGGCTTCCGCAGACGATGAACCCGCTACGCTGAAGGAGCTTAATACGAAATGACAGCACAGGACCTGACCCGTCTGTGGTCGGCTTCCCTGTGCAAAACGCATAAATGGGTTCTGGTTGTACAGTGTCCGCGGTCTGTCATAAAGTGGTGCGGACACAACATCCAGTTTGGTTATGGAACCCAGGTGCCCGAAGAAGAGCTGCCTTCCCTGGTAGAGGAGGCGACTCAGGACAACCACACCTGGGCGATCTATGCGTTGACTGAACCGGAGCTGCCGGAACAGGAGGCCCCACTGGCGCTTGATTTTGTATTTCCGATTCATGCGGCCATGCTGGGAGAGAAGCCCACCATTAAGGACAATATGCAGGCGATCCTGGACTATGCTGACCTGCAGTTTGCCAACATCGGCAGATCCATCCGTTACAGAGGCATTCCAAGCATGGAGCCTACTCAACATCCTGTGCCTGATCCTGTAGTAGATGCGTATGTCTGTGGAAAGCTTCTGTGTAGCCATGAAGTGCAGCTGCCTCCGCAGTACGGAAGAACGATCGCAACCAAGACGCCGGCCATGGCAGATGTTTGGTACGCTAGAGGATCCCAGGAGATGCTGCCTCTGTTCTACATGCAGAAAATCTATGGGACATGTGACCGGTATTGGACATACGCCATAGGTGCAACCGACAGCCTGGATGATGCTGACGCTGCGTTGCATGCAGAATTGCATGCATTGGAGGCGTGTCTTAGCACGAGGGCAGATGCGCAACATGCGCTTACCAGATACCTGGGAGCCAATTCCGATGAATATGACGACATCCTGGCAGAAGAGAATCCCATGATCGGCGAAGCCTTCCGCTCACTTAACAGCCTGCACAGGAAGCTGCTGGTCGTTGTGCGCAGATCCGATGCAGCAACCAACTACGGCTGCGACCTGTCAACCCATGCGGAACCGCTCAAGAAGCGGCTCATGCTGGCGCACAGGAACGACGCCCTGGCAAGCATTGTCAGACACGCCTGGCCGGAGATCGACACATGGGAATCTTGACCGGAATCGTCCTGGGTTACTTCATCGGCTATATCTTCTGGGGCTTCATCGCCAGTTTCATAGCACTCCTGACACGCGGAAACAGTAAGTGAGTTCATTCTTCAAATCTTGTTTTGACGATGATGCTACTATAAGAGTAGTGGAGCGGTCATCGACCGCGACCTCAATGCCGCAATCAATTTGAAGAATGCAGGGCCGGTCAGGCCCGAAGCGCCTGTGGATTCAGTGGATATCCGCTGAAGCTGAAGCAGGAAGATTGGTTCCAGGCATCGCCTGGAAATAGTCATGACAGCTGATATCGCCAGAAGACAGACTCGAGGTGCCTTCTGGTGGGCTACTGTAAGGCTGGCAACAAACAGCCAGACAGGAGCGAAATTATGCCAATGGACGACAATTACGGTTTCACCGCGGAGCAGGTTCCTTCCATAGGAGCCAGAGAGCGCATGAAGGAAACCTCAGAGGTTATTGCTGGGCTTAGAAAAAGACTGGAAGTGCTGGAAGCCGACTATGACGATCTCGTAAAAAAGATCGTGCAGCTTGAGTCGGAAGTGCGCATTCTGACGACAAAAGTCTGAGCCCGAAAGTAAACCACAGTATAGGATCGGGGCGGCTAACACCCGCCCCTTCTTTGTGTCATGAAGAAACCTAAAAAGCGCATACCGCTGCCGGATACCTGCAGAGAGCTGATACGCTACTTTGCCAAGTCCCGCCAGCAGGCAGCCAGAGCCTTCTGTCTAACATATGACCAGGCTTGCGCGCTGTTTGCGGAGCAGCCAGTCATGGTTTCTACAGAGCAGCTGGACCTGATCCAGTCGGTATGCGCAAACGAATTGAATTACGCGCTTCCAGCCCGTGTTACAGCCCTGATGGGGAACCCCTATCAGGCCAGTAATTTCGTGTTGTGGGTAAACAGCGCCGCTGCCATGTTGGATATGTTTAGAAGCATTAAAGCCATTCAGAGTCAGTGTTCTTTTGTGAACCCTGCAGACCCTTTTCTGGCCAGCCTCTATCACATGGCTGCAAGCATGGACGAGGTGGAAGATTTTCTGGAGCAGCTGCACCGGAAATGCCCGCAGTTTGACGAGCTGTTTTTCCGTGGGACCCGATTCCTGGACGACAGTTCTCAAGCTGCGCAGCCGCCCGTGAGCCGGGTCCCTTCGTCTGTGGATGTCCTCTCGTTAAGTCCTGACGATGAGAGGATTTATGAGCAATTTAAGGAGCAACAATGAACGTCATTAAACGCGATGGCAGCGTAGTTGAGTTCGACCGGAACAAGATAACGCTGGCTATCAAGAAGGCACTGGAGGCCTGTGACATGGCAAGTGACACGATCGCTCTGAGTGTGACAGAGGATGTGGTGCAAGTCATAGGTGATGTGCCGGAGATCGACCAGGAGCGTGTCCAAGACCTGGTCGAAGATGCCCTGATGAAAAGGGGTATGCTTAAAGTGGCAAAGGCTTATATCAAGTACCGCTACAGACACGCTATGGTGAGGAACAGTAACACCGAACTAATCAATGGCGCACTGGATAAGCTTGCGGCAAAGCACGTCGTAAACCAGAACGCAAACGTTGATGAGTCTTCCTTTGGTGGCAGAATCGGTGAGGCATCGTCCTTCATCAATAAACGTCTGGCTCTTGATTTCAAGATGTCGGAGCTCGCCAAGAACAATCACGAGAACAACACTATATACATTCACGACCTGGATCACTATATTGTTGGCGACCATAATTGCACATCGATCCCGTTCGATCATCTTCTGGCTCATGGGTTTAAGACCAGACAGACGGATGTGCGTGGTGCTCAGTCGATCAATACAGCGTTCCAACTTCTGGCAGTTATCTTCCAGTTGCAGTCATTGAACCAATTTGGAGGAGTTTCCGCGACTCATTTGGAATTTACCATGGTTCCCTATGTGCGCAAGAGCTTCAAGAAGCATGTCCTGCGCAGAGCTTTCTCAGAGTTCGTGTATAGCACAGAAGACCGTGGAGAGGTGTCCGATGAGCTAAAAGCTTATATGGACAAGTATCCTGTCGTGGAAGAGTGGTTCAGTCTTGAGCCGTCTGTTATTAAGGATATCACAAAGGCTTTTAATAAGTGGTATCTGGAAAGCAATGGGCTGACTGATGCTGACTTCGTGTTTGGTTCTAATACAATACCAAGAAAGGTACGTAACGAAGCGTATTACGATACAGAAGAAGAGACAAGGCAGGCGATAGAGGCGTTTGTTCATAACATGAATACGCTTATGTCGCGCAGCGGTAAGAATCTGATTGCCGCTTGAAAAATCCGGTAAAATCGGTGAAGCCTACATAACATGGAATGTGTTACTATATATTATATAAACTATAATTGAGGTAACATATGTCTCGACGACACGATCAATCTTTGGACCCAGATATTATAATGCATTACAAAGCAGGTAAATCAATAAGTGAGATATCCGCTTTGGTTGGTATTAATTACTACACCGTTTGGGATGTTCTACATAAAAGCAATGTAGAGGTACGGACAAAGGGTGGAATTTATGATATCGATAACAAAGATATTATATCTATGTATGAGCAGGGATACACAGCTAAAGAGATAGCAAACAAATATGGTGTAACCCGAGCAGCTATTCTATATAGATTGAATAAACTCGGAGTCGCTAGAAGACATTATTTTGTAAATCCTAATCTAGATACACACTACTTTGACAACATAGATAGGGCTGATAAGGCTTATTTTCTTGGCCTCCTGATCACTGATGGCTGCATCTCCACCAAGGGGAATCGTATAACGCTTTGCTTACACAATAATGATACCTATATTTTGCGTATATTACAGGAAGCAGCTGGTTGCTCATCCAAGCTTTATAATAGATTGGATAAAGAGGCTACTGTTTTTGCTGTATCTGATAAACAGTGGAAAGCCGCGTTGGCGAAATACGGGGTAGTACCAAGAAAGACATTCATAGCTACTATGCCGGTATTGGATGCTGATATGATGCCTCATATGATACGAGGTCTCATTGATGGTGATGGTTGTGTATATAAGGGCAAAGGCAGGAATCGTGACGCGGTAAAACTAACAGGCACGTTGCAGTTGGTTACAGCAGTTAGAGACTATTTGGTAGCTCAGCTTGGTGTGAACAAGACTAAACCTGTTCGTAGTCGTTCTAGTAATATCTATACAATCGGCTGGAGCGCTAAAGCGGATCTCGAAAAAATCTTTGGTTATTTATACAAAGATAGCGGTTCTTATTGTCTGAGTAGGAAATACAAAAAGTTTCAATCCATTGTACAAGGTAATACCGAGGTAAGCCGCCAGATTACGAAAGGCTGACGGACACCGTAACGCGTAGAGGGTGAATAAATATAATCCCTCCAAGAGTGCCGGACAGGTAGTGATACCTGAAAATGTACGCTGACCTTATGGGAAACCATAAGAAGCTGCGGATAAAAAGCTGCAGCGATAACAATTTACGAATCAGTTGCCGTTCTCTTCAGTCAACGCTGGAACTTGCACCCTTCCTGAGGGTCGCATGGTTACAGAGTTGCTTCTGCGTGCTTATATCGACGGTACAGGCACGAAACACAGTACGCCTATCTTTCCGTGCTTTATCTTCGTACTGAAAGATGGTATCAACAAAAAGCCTGGTGATCCTAATTACGACTTGTTCAGGCTTGCTCTTGAGTGCACAGCCAAGCGGCTGTATCCAAACTACGCTAATGGAGATTGGAGTGCACAGAAGAGCTGGCTAAAGCAGGATCGTGATATGAAACGTGCATATATTGAGTCTTTATCTGATGTGGACAGAGAAGCGCTTACTGCACGGGTCTCACAGGATCCAGAGGCTGCCTATAAGCTGACGCTTCTTATGGAAGATGGGAAGCTTGTAGTCGATGACGCCGAACGGCCCAATGAACAGTTCTCAACTATGGGATGTCGCACCGCTAATGGCTTCGATATCAATGCTTTACAATCTTATAAAATTGCCATTCAGCAGGCCATTTTCGGTCTTCCGATCACTATGGATCTGCTGTCTGGGGCACAGAAGGATGGTCGCGGCAATATCTGCCCGGTGACTATCATTCTTCCCGAGCTGGCAATGATTGCAAACAAAGATGTTGAAGTCTTTATGCAGGTTCTTGAACAGAAGATAGAAGAGGCTTGGAGTATGCTGCTCGAACGCTATGAGTGGATTTGCTCTCAGCCCGCCATCTCGGCCCGGTTCACCTATGAGAACCATGTACTGGCTGGTTACATTCCAGAGGAGGGTGTTAGAAGCGCTCTTCAACATGGGACTATTGTCATTGGACAGCTAGGCCTCGCCGAAGCGCTACAGCTGCTTATTGGTAAGGATCACACATCTTCTGAAGGCATGGAACTTGCCAAGCGCATCGAGCAGCTGTTTAAAGAAAAGATCTCTGAGTATCGTCAGAAATACAAGCTTAACGGAGGGGTCTACTACTCTCCAGCAGAGAGCTTGTGTCATACGGCGCTTAAGAAGTTCAGAGATAAGTATGGGGTTATCCCTAATGTCTCTGACAAAGAGTATTTCACTAACTCAATGCATGTGCCCGTTCACAAGCGTGTAAATGCGTTTGAGAAGGCCGACATCGAGTCCCAACTCACAGGATACTCATCCGCTGGTTGCATCTGGTATTTTGAGACCGAAGTCAACATTCGGTACAATCTGGATGGGCTGGAAAAGTGCATCTTATATGCTATCGACAAAGATATACCTTACATCGGGGTGAACGTAACCAATGACCAGTGTTACGCCTGCGGCTATCTGGGAGACATTCCAGGCAGTTGCCCCAAATGTGGGTCCAGTAATGTTATGCGGCTGCGCAGAGTGACCGGATATTTATCTACGTCGGTAGAAAACTTCAATCTCGGTAAGCAGGATGAAACCGCGCATCGAGTAAAGCACAACGGGTGAGCTATGAATTATTGCACGATATACAAAGGTGACCTTATTAATGGTCGTGGTGTTAGAGTTACTCTGTTTGTCTCTGGTTGTTCCCACCACTGTCCAGGCTGCTTTAACCAGCGTGCCTGGAATGAGGATTATGGGAAGCCTTATACACAGGACACAGAAGAC